GCCTGTGCATAGAACTCATTGGGGTCTTTACCTACGACATCATTGATGATTCGTCAATGCTGTAGTGACATTCATTGACAATTTAGCAACTGACGGCTAACTTCCCGTCATGGCCATCTACGACCTGGTGTGCGAAGGTCCCACACCGCACTACTTCAACGACGTCTACGTCCCGATGCACGAAGACAAGCCCCTGTGCTCCATCTGCTCGGCGCCGACCAAGAAGAACTGGCAGTCCCGTGCCCATCAGAAGATCGCCATCCAGGGCGACGGCTACGGCAGCGCCCCCAAGATTGACATGGGGGTTTATGGAAAGGTCGAGACGCGCGAAGAGTTCAACCGCATCAAGGCGCAGATCGAGGCTCGCTTCCCCGGCGAACGCCTTGAGATTACGGAAGAAACGCCTGCGCAGAAGCAAGCGCGCCTCGACCAGATTCGTCACCGCAGCCACATGAAGAAAAAGCAGAAGGGCTGTGACGAGCAGACCCTGAACGCGGTCATCGCCGAGCAGAAGGTCGCGAAGAACGAGGCGTTGGCCAAGGACTTCAAGCAGAACCTCAAGCCGGGCACGACGAAGGTCAAGGACACGCACACCGGCAAGAACCTCGTCGGAAAGTCGGCCAACAAATTGGCCGCGGGATAGAATCGCCTGCATGTCCCGATGGCACACACCTCCCTGGTCCGAGTACGTCGCCCGCGCGCAACAAGCAGTCGATGACCGAGAGCTGAAGGGCAACCAACGTACGCTCACCGAAGTCGCCGACCTGGCTGACCGAGACATCGTGATCTACGTCGACGAGGGCACCGGGATCCGCGCACATGTGCCGGCGATGACGGAGGTCATGTTCGGGCGCCCCATGGCGTTCGAGCTCGCCCTGGTGGTGCAGGACCAGCAGGGCAAGCAGGCAACGCGGACACATTGAAGTTGTCGGGTCCTCGCTTCAAACAGCTTGGTCACGACGCCCGACGACGCCGAAGCGGTCCTGTCGACAAGTGATCATAGGGAGGCTGTCGACGGGTTAGGTGCTCAACACCCAGACGCCGCTCGCACCTGACGGAAACACCTCCCGGTGAGAATGGTAGTCTATCCGCCCTTGCTCTTCCAGCAAGAGCGCACTACACTTCGTGACACCCGTAGACATTCGGAGACTGCTGTGGCCGAACAGATGCCCAAGACCATGACCCCCTCCAAGGACCTCAAGCCCGTCATGGACGAGATCGATCGTATTCTCGCTTCGCCGACGCCGCCGAAGAACGTGCCTCCGATGGATGCGCCGATGGATGCGCCTCCGATGGACAAGCCGCCCATGGACGCCCCCGCGGACGCGCCGAAGGCGGACGCTGCTCCGAAGGAGCTCACCGAAGACGGTCGCATGCTGGCCGATGCTCTCAACGTCTCCCCGGAGCGCGGGCAGATGATGTTCGACTGCGCGCAGGAGATGCCGCAGCTGATGGGCATGGACGCCGCCGCCATCGCCGACGCGGTCACCAACGACATGGACCTGCGGATGCAGCTCGAAGCGCGCGTCGCGGCCAAGTACGACAGCCCCAAGGGCCCCGAGGGGACCATGGGCGACAAGGGCAGCTTCTACGGTGAGGGCGGCTGATGACCTGGGAGTTGGAGAACGAGCCGGATGTGACGGCTGACGCCGGCACCGAAGTCGCAGACACCGGAGCTGACGTCGCTGACGTCGCTGATGCCGGCGACGCTGGAGATCCGTGGAACGGCGAGCTGGACTCACTCCAGAGTGAAGAGTGGTTCAGCTCTCTCGCCGACGAGCATCGTTCTCGACTCCAGACCGGGCTGCAGAGCAAGTACCAGAACTGGGAAAGGGGCTACAGCCAGAAGTTCTCGAGCCTTGCGCAGCAGCGCAAGGACGCTGAACGTCAAGTGGCGGAAGCTCGTGCGATTCGCGCTCGTGCGCTGAAGTGGCAGTACGGCGAGGAAGACCCGGTCTCCGAGCTTGAGCAACAGATCGAGCAGCTGAAGGCTGAGCACAAGACGGCTGTCGATACGCTGCGCACCGAGTATGAGTCGCAGTACGAGAAGATGCTCGCCGGTACGGATGAAGAGCGCGGCGAAGCCCGTCAGCAGCTTGAAGCCGTCCGAGGCGAACTTCAGGCGCTGCGCGACGCGCAGGAAGCCCAGAAGGAAGCGGCAGAAGCCGCGGCAGCGGATCGACTGGACCAGGACATCAAGACCGAAGCGCCAGACATCCACAGCAACGACGACGCCTTCCGCATGCTGATGCACCTGCTGCTGAGCGGAGCCGATCGCCAAACGGCGTACCGAGCCGTCCGCGCTGCGCTGGACATGAAGCCGGAGAAGAAGGCGGTCGAGCCTCCTCCGTCTGTGGCTGCCATGGCTGCGGGGAGCCTCGACGGCGCGCCGGAGCAGAACGGCGATGTCGACTCGCTGTTCAAGCGGCTCTACCAGAACGCCGAGAGCGCAGACGGCGTCAGCCAGATCTAATCAGCAGCCGCCTCGTCCACCACGATGGCGGCTTCGCGCGCGACCTGGCTTGCCGTGATTAGGCATTCCTCCAGGCTCGCCTGGATGATCAGCTCTTCCAGGATCTCGACGCCGTCGCTCAGCACCAGCGACCACGTACCGGCCCACAGATGCGTCGACGTGAGACCCCAGGTGCCTGTCTCATGTACACCGACGATGTCGGGCAGAAGGATCAGGTCGAGCTCCTCGGCGCGCGCTGTCCAGCCGGGGTGACCCTCGACCGGCGCGCACTCTTGATCGCTCATGCGTCGTACCGTCCAAACCGGTCCGAGACCGTAGCCCTGTTCCAGCCCCATGGGCATCTCTACCTTCATGTCGCCATCCTACTCTTGAAGCGGCTCTTCTGCTCGCTACGAACCTTTACGTCGGTAGCGTCCAGAAGCTCGAGACGTCCCGCGGTTCGAGCATAAGCTGCAAAGGGGTTTTGACTGTTCCCGGCACCGAGACGTCGGGACCATACGAACCAGGCGTACTCGATGGAGTCCGTCGACCGACCGTCGAAAGATGGGCGGTTGGGGAGAACATACACATCCGGCGTGTGCGCCCTCAACCAAGTGCTCCGCCCGCCGCCGAGCCAGTTCAGACGCAACAGCAGGCAGGTCGTGTGCGCGTGCTGCAGACTCCACTGCATCACATCAAACGCCAACGAAAACGGTGGGTTGGTGATGCAGACGTCCCACTGACTTCTTGTCTGCCACGCCAAAACGTCGTGGTGTGTGACGTTCTCGGGGGCGACCAAACCGGTCAATATCGGGCGGCATGTGTCGCGCAGCTCATTGAGGTGCCACTTCGGTGCGGGCCCCACGGCGCGGACGATGTCTCCTTCACCCGCGCACGGCTCGACCCAACGACTGCCGGAGGTCGGCAGCACGCCCGCCCCCAAACGCTCCAACAGCCGGTCTACGCACCACGCGGGTGTCGGGTAGTAGTCGGCGGGCGACCGCTTGCCGCCCCGATTTGTCGAGCTCACGGTTCCTTCGACGCCTCCAGTCGGCGCAACCTTTCCTGCGGACTGCGCATCTCACGCAGCTTTTCCTGCACAAGACGACGCGCCGCTTGACTGACGGTCAGGCCACGCGACGCCGCGTAGCGCTCCAACTCTTCACGAATCGACGCTTCCGTCAGGCGGAAACGAATCGGCGGGCGCCGGCTCACGATCCCGCATCCAACAAACAATACACAGCTTCGCCTCCTGCGGTGCGGCAGTCGTCGTACCGACACTTGATGAAGATCCCAGACAACAGCAGCAACGTCAGCAGTCCGAGCACAAAAAACAAATCCGCGACCAGATCAGAAGAATCAGCCCAGCGCTTCATCTACAGCTCCTCGGCGCTCTTCACGCCGTCGGGCACGAAGCCGTGGCAGATTCCCCACTTGCCGACACGCTGAAACAGCATCCGCGGGATCGGACCGACAGACACAGAGCTGATCTCCCGCCCCTCTTCGACCGCAGACTCCACCTCAGCCGCCTTCAAGCGCGACGCCTCGAGCGTCAGCCACTTGTCGAAGCGCAGCAGATCGGGCATGCCCATGTGCTGGCCGCCTCCGTGCCAGTAGAACACGACAGGCGTCAGGATGTCGGCCAGGTCACCCGGCTGCTGCGTCGTGACCACAGCCTGCATCTTCCGCCAGCCGCGCTGTTGGTAGTACGCGTCCGCTTCCGACGACGCGTCCCACGGCGACGCTGTCCAACCGTCGACCCCCTCCTGCGGCACATCCGCCGACCAGAACCGATGACCCGCGATCTCGTAGACCGCGCGCACCGCCGGCTCCAAATCCGGCGCCTTGACAACACGGTCCGATCCCAATAGCTTGACAGCAGGATTAAGATCGCCCGAGGTCTGTCGTGCGGTAACGTCTGCCTGAGCCAGCGCGTCGATGCGCGTTCGCAGCTGCTCCATGCGCGCGAAGACTTCTGCGTACCGTGCGTCCGATTCCTTCTCCGGCTCCTCTTCCCCTCCCTTTTCCGCTTCCCCCTCGAGCTCGTCGGCCAAGACCTGGAGTCCGCGCATCGCCGCGGCGCGCAGGACGTTTGCTTCGTCCAGGCGCACGCCGAAGGTCGTGAACTCCCGTTTCTTGTTCAGCTTGTCGGTGGCCTCGAGCAAGGTCTTCTGGTGCTCGGCGCCCAGCTCGAGAGTGTAGAGGGTGTTCTTCTCGCTCATGGGGGGCATGGTAATCGGTCTTGCTGTTTCGTCAAGGTACCTTTTGGGAAAATTGGTCGCGTACCAAAAGGTGGTCCTATGAATGGAACCTTAGAGAGACACAATGGGGGTGGTACCCCCTCCCCCGCCACACCATGCTGCCGCGCCACCCTGCTGTCCCTTAGTGTGTGTAGGTACGGACCGCGGTGCGCGACACCACCTGGCCCGCCCCCACGCCACACAAGGGGATCGGATGCGGTCGGTCAGCGGATGGGTATCGGTTTGATACAGGTCGGGTTCGGTATTGCTTTGGTGCCGTAGGGATAGAGGGCGGGTGGGAGGGCCCAACGTCCGGCGGACCCCCGTCACGCCTGCGGCGTGACAAGGTGTCAACCCTTGGACGCTTCAGGCGTGACAGGGGGTCACGCCTGAGGCGTCACGCTGTCACGGGTCAGCTATGGCGGGCCGGTCCAGGACTGAACCACGGTCTGCACTGACGGGCTGAGGATGAAGCCCAGGAGGGCGGCGATGATTGCCGCCCCCGCGAGCATCGCGAGGAAGTCCAGGAGCGGCCCAGGGGCCGCGGACGGGCCGCGGCTCACAGGAACACCGCCGTGAGGACCGGGGCCGCCACAAGGGCGACCACGGTCAACACGTAGAGTTGCTCCAGCATCTGGCGCAACTCCTGGTTCATCGGGCGTACCCCGCCACGACGGGCACGAGCAAGCCGCTCAACTCCTCGACTTCACGCCACCAGGAGGGTTGCGCGCCACCGTCGCCGTGGGCCGCGCGGGTCATAGCCTGCGCGGCTTGCTGCCACGTCCCCGGGGCGTCGGGCTCGCTCTCCAGGGCGGCGAGAAACGCGCGTTCCTGCTTCTTGCTGGACGCGAGCCCCACCAGGGCGTCCTCGACGGTACTGTACGTCGGTCCCTTGCCGGCGATGGGGACTCCCTTCACCAGGGCCAACGGGACCGCCTCAATGGGTGTCTCCGCCATCACGCCCCACTCGGCGAGGAAACGTCGGGCGATGGGTCCGAAATTGCGCGTGGCGAGGCGGACCGCCTCCAAAACTTCGCGGGCCTTGTAGTGGTTGCCTACGTGCCGCCATCGGGCGGCGGAGGTGTAGGCGCTGATGATGTTGCAGTTGACGCATTGCACCACCAAACTTCCAAAGTCCAGGCGACCGCTACCGCCACCCGCGTCGTCGGTGCGGAAGCGCAACTGAAGCGTCATACCGTCGCCGACGGTGACGCCCTCCGCCATCTCAGAGCCCGGAGCGACGGAAATCATGGCCTCCAGGGCGGTAGTGGTGCGGTCGTACTCACACACCGCCTTCACCCCGGGAATATTGTCCAGTTCAGAGGCGAGGGTCCGAGCCGCCACGGCGGCCCCGGTACCTACGAGGTACCCCTGACCGGTGACGGCGTAGAGTTCCGCGCCGCTGTCGCCCTGGCGAACATGGAGCCGGGCAATGGGGTTCTCCGCCCGGGGCGTCGCCTTCCAGGCGAACGCTTCGATGTCAGCGTTCACACTGTCCACCAGCCGGCCCACGTCGTCACGTCCCAGGAGATAGGAGAGACCCGGGGCGATGGGCGCGGTGCGGCTGTCGTAGCTGTCCGCGTCGTCCAACTGGTGGCGCGTCGTCTGCCGATGGAGCGACCCGTAGCGCTGCGCAAGCTTCGTCAAGCTGGCCTCACTCAGAGCCAACAGGCCAGCGCCCCGGGACAGGAAGACCTGACCGTTGTGCTCCTCCAGGCGGAGGTCTCGCAAGTCGACGTCGACGTGCGTACGGCGTTCCGCTTCGATGCGGTCGGCGAACCATCGCAGGGCGTCGGGGGCGTCCTCCTGGGCTTCGATGTCGGCGAGGTGTTCCCGTACCACCTGGGTTCCCATGCTGATGAGCGGGGTACCCGGGGAGTAAAGCAGCGAGTCAGCCAGGAAGGCGGAGCCGCTGTCCATCGCCCCGGTGAGCGTGGAGCGGGTGACGGTCTCGCCGTCGGTGCTGGCGTGCATCTCAGCCATGGCGGCGACGCCACGGCGGCCAACGGGGGCGACGGTGACCACGGGGGCCGGGGCCTCGCTGGGCTCGGTCGGGTCGTCGCTGTCGTCCTCTTCCTCGTCCTCCAGGGCGGGGAGAAGGAAGAGGTCCTCACCGATGGTGTAGCCGTTGACTTCGGCGAACATCCTGGCTCCCGCATCAGTGAGCGGGCGGTCGTGGAGGCGGCAGCCCTGGTCGGGGTCGCGCTCGCTGTTCAGCCAGTAGCGGACAGCGCCGAGGATGGGGTGTGAGTTGGTCATGTCTTGAGTCTCCGTAGCGGGGAAGGTCACGGCGTCAGTGCCGTGACCGCTTCCTTTCTACCATAGGAGGTAAGTACTCCTCATAGACCAGGACGGACCAGGAGGGGCGACCCGTGCGAACGCAGGCCCCAGGCCAATCCAAAAAAGATGTCAAGAGAATGTCAGCACCCGACGGCGTCAAGGCTTCACGGGGCGCGGGGCGGTCAGGGCTGAGCCGTGACCCGTCCGCCCTGGTGACGGCTGAGCCGTGGCCGCCCTCCTGGGCGGCGTCGTAGCTCAGAACTGAGATGTCACCGAATGTCACCAGCTGTCACCAGCTGTCACCCGCCGCTCAGCCGTGCGCAGCACCCTTGGCGTCCGGCGGGATGAGGCCGCCTCGGAGGGCGGGAGGGCGGGCCCGGCGTCCGGCAGGACGCCGCCGCGATCACGCCTGAGGCGTGACAAATTGTCAACCCTCAGCCGCGACAAGCTGTCACGGCTGAAGGCTTAGTGGGTGCTGCGTTTCAATCGGGGTCGTGGAACTCCACCCCGATTTCGTAGTCGAAGTCGGGCACGTTTGCCCAGTAGCCCAGTCGCACTTGGTCGCGTAGAGGCAAATCATCGATATCAATCGACGGCTCAGGCATGACCCGTCCGCCGCCGTTACAGGCGCGGCACGGGTCCCAGTCGTCGACGTCAATCTGAGCGCCCATACCAGTCCCCTCGCAGTCAGGGCACCGGTCGTCGTCCTCTTCTGAGTCCTCGTCCTCGTCTGAGTCCTTGATATCGAGCGCTTCAAGCTCCAGCAGCAGAAGCCGCCGGACCTTGGTCGGGTCCTGCTCCTGGAAGTACCATGCGTCATTCGTGGTTGCGGGCCATCGGCCCGCGTTCAGATCTGACAGCATGCGCTCGACTTCCGCGCGCATGCGCGCGCGGTCGTCGCTGTTGTTCCAGTCGGTGTAGCTCATGCTTCAGCCACAGGCGGAGCGAGGAGCAGCAGATAGCTGAGTTCGACGACGCTGAGGCCCAAGTCCAGGTCCTCCGCCGCCGCCAGCTGAGCCGCGGCGAGCAGCTCTCGGTAAAAGTAATGCGTCGAGCGCGTCATGGGCGAGTCTCCTTGTCCTCAGGGGCTGCATGCCCCCATGGACACCAACAAGGTAAACGCTCGACGTGTCATCGTCCAGTCTTAGAATGTAAACGAATGTCTCTAAGTTGGTGACATTCTGAGACACAACAAGACGTCTTGTGACTGGGCTTTTACCTCGTCCGGCAGTAGCTTCAGGAGGCACAACAGGAGAGACTCATGAACTGGCGTAAGAGCTGGTCCACCCGGCTCAAGACTACCCTCGGACTCCGGCGCAAGGCGGACATCCCTGCCTCATTTGTCGTTTGGCGGGGCGTCTCCCGTCTGGACGGCGAGACCCCAATCAAGCTGGTTGCATCGTGCGTCAGCCGTGCGTCGCAGAACAGCAAGACCGGAGACATGATTCAGGTGTCAATCATGCGGGAGGATGTCTCGCCCTTGACTGCGTGGCTCCGCGGCCTGGATGGCGCGGTCTGTCCTGAAGCGTGCGTCCACCGGTCGCGCGCCCGGGGCGGTCAAGGGACCTGCTACGTGAACAAGGCGAAAGTCGGCAACGCATGGCGCGGAAGCTCCGGTCCTGCGTTGACGATGGCTCAGATTCGCGAGCGCTTCAGCGGGGCGATGGTCCGCGGCGGCATGGAGGGCGACGGTTCCGCTGTCCCGCTTGAGATTTGGCGGGCAATCTTCAGCGTTGCCCGGGGTTTCACGGGCTACACCGCCGAGTGGCGCTCACTCAGCCCTGACTGGGCGCTGTACTTCATGGCGTCTTGCGACTCAGTCGAGGACGCCGAACGAGCGCAGGCTGCGGGCTGGCGCCCGTTCCTGACAAGCTACAGCCAGAAGCAAGACACCGCCGCGTCTCAGCTGGACATGAAGCAATGCCCGGCTACCCGAGAGACCAAGCTCCCGGTCACCTGCGTCACCTGTCGAGGCTGTAACGGTCTGAGTCAAGGTGCGAAGCGGCCTGGCTACTGGGTACCGATTCACGGAGCCGAAGGCTCCAAGCTGAGGGCTGACTAAGTCAGCCCTCAAAAGGGAGAAGCTATGCGCAACCGAATCTACCGACGCCTGATCCGTTTGGCGGGACGAGTCGCCCCCGCGGTTCACCGCCGAGACCAAGCAGCACAGCAGCGAGCTCAACGCTGCGAGGTCTTCGTCGAAGACCTCATCTACGAGATGAACAGCCAAGGCGCCTGGTCTGGCGGGGATGTCTGCCAGTTCATCGCCGACTACGCCCCGAAGGATCTACAAGTCAGGCTGGAGACCGAGTAATCCCTCAGACGGTGGCGGCGAAGCCGCCACCGTTTCCGGCGGGGCCCGGAATCACGGTTCAACCATTGGAATCGGGCGATTCAGGCGTGATTCGGGCGGCTAACGCCTGAATCGCGCCTAAATTACGTCTGAATCACGCTAAAATGGGGCTGTTCCGCGTTTTAGAGGTGGTTTTGAGCCGCCTGAGACGTGTTATACTGCATCTGACAAGGAGAAAACGTCCATGCCGGGCCTGTACAGCAACATCCACGCCAAGCGGAAGCGGATTTCCGCGGGTTCAGGCGAGAAGATGCGGAAGCCGGGCGCCAAGGGCGCCCCGACTGAGAAAGCCTTCGCCGATTCAGCCAAGACTGCGAAGAAAAAGAAGAAGAAGTAGCAATTCTAAGGCGTTAGCCGCCTCGACTACTCCTTCCGGCCCAACACATCGAGCAGGCGAGAGCTAAAACTCTCTGGCAGGGCGGCGTGCGCGTGCAGATGCTGCTGTGGTTGAGCCTTGCCTTCTTCGGGCATGCTGTATTGGAGCAACGTCTGAGCCGCCTTCACTCGGTCCGCGTCCTTCTCCCCGTGCCCAGCGATGTCCGCCAGGTGCTGTAACGCCTGAGCGCTGTAGTCCACCGCCTGATCGGCGAGTTGGTTGCGCCTGATCGTTCGGTTCAGTTGGTAGGCGTGCTTCGTCTCCGGGTCGTTCAGCGTCAACTCACGGATCAGCGACGCCGGAATCTCCAGCTCCCGAGCGATCGTTCCGATGGGGTATCCGCGCCTCAGCGCTACATCGACCAGCGCCTTGACATCATCGGCCAAAGACGCAGGCGCAGGTAGATTCAGGTTGAACTCCATGCCTCACATCTTATCGACAAGCAACCCTTCTGACTACTGAAAGGATGTTCAGTTACCAGATCAACACACCAACACAACTAAGGACTACTCATTCTAAACATAACTCATCAACTAACCCGCTCTCTCTTTTGAACCATAGGTACTATATACCCACTACTCCTTATTTTAGGAGGGGGTACCCTCAGCGCCGACCGACCCCGACTGTCAACTGCGGGTCACAGGTAACATAGAAAGACGGCACTGCTTTTCAGGCAAGAGAACAAAACATCGCTCACCCTTGCTTCGCACCTCTCCTAACTGTTCAGATCACGACAAGTAACTTTCTGCTGCAGCTACCCCAGCTGATTCAACAGATCAGGGGTTGACCTCGATACCCAACAGCAGTATGCAGACAAGCACGACTCTCGTTCTGCGAAACAAGGACCGATCACATGGCGCTCTATCCTTTGAACTCACGACCTGGTTTTCAGCCGTTGAAGTCCCCTCGGCTCAAGCTCGCCGAGCTCCTCATGACGCAGGGGTTGGGGCGCGTAAAGCTGAGTCGTGAGCTGCACGGGCTCAAGCGTGAAGGTGTCGTGCGCTGGCGATGGGTTCCCTGTCTGGGTCGTGACATGGCTGCGCTTCAGTTCTCAAAGCTGGCCAGCTTCAGCTGGAAGCACGCGTGGCTGAAGGGTGGGTTGCGTCAGGACATGCTGGTGATCTCAGCCCCAGGCTCGCTGTGCTGGGCGGAGTCCTTCAACGACCGTAAGCGCGTCGAGCTGCTGCCCTTGCCGGAAGTGAGGGCGCTTGTGCTGGGCGCAGCCTCCTCGCGCTACACGACCCGGCACGGGGGCGTCCTCGCGGGTCTGCTGTCGGAGATGATCCGCACCGATGAGAAGCGGGAGACGCAGCGGGTCGCCGCTTACCTCTGTCCCAAGGCTGAGTTGTTGATGGTGACGCGCAACCCGGAGGAGGAGTCAGCCGTGGGTGAGCTCAACGCGGACGAGGGTCGCTTGTGTCAGCCGGTGACGACGGGAGCCGCGCCTCAGGATCTGCTCCATCGGACGTTGGAGTTGACCGGTCCTCAGCTGGGTAGCGGAGGCAAGAGCCGCACGCTGGTCCAGCTGCCTGAGCTCGTACAGGCGCGCGCGTCGGGGCAGTTCACAGACACCGGCACCTGGTACCTGAACCCGTGGCGCTGCGTGCAGGGCAACGACGCTGTCGCATCTGAGCTGTTGCCCGGGGACAAGTGGCGGCTGCATGTCAGGCGTGGGTTCGAGGAGCGGGTCGATGGAGTCTACCGCCTGAAGCTCAAGTACGAGGCGGCGCCCCTGGTGAAGGACGTGGACGGTCGGACGTTGTCTGACTTGCGACTCAAGGTGGACGTGACCTGGGAGCACGATGCGTTGCCTGGCGTATCTGAGGCGGAACTGCTCGAGGGGCGCCTGAGTCGTAGCGGGTGGCGCCTGATACGGGTGAGCAGCGACAAGGTGAAGAGCAGCGAGCGCGTACTGCTCAACAGCCTGGGCGCAGGTGAGGCGGCCTTCAGCTGGCAGCAGTGGGGTCTCCCGGTGTCACCGCTCATCGTTGACCCGGGCGACTGGAGCGCGCTGTGCATCCTGAACTGGTTGCTGGGTGGCGTACGCCTGAAGCACGTCAGCAGCTCTCGTCGAGGGCTCACCGATGACACGCTGAGGGAGGTGCGCTTCGACGTGTGGTCGGGTCAGCACCTGAACGTGCGTACCCGGGCTCGCCTGGGCCTGACGCTCGCGCGCGTAGCGGAGAAGTACAACCTCTCCATCGCCGCCGTCTCGAACTACACCAGCGAGAGCGGGCGGACTGGACGGGCATCCTGGGTGCAGCACCGCACCGAGTTCGCCAAGCACTGGGGAGACGTGAGAGACGCCTTCGTCTCCGAAGAGGACGTGGACGCCGATGCGGCACAGAAGGGTGAGGAGCAGTGGGCTCACGCCCTGGCCAAGCTTGAGACGGAGATGGCGACGGGTCAGGCGGAGATGCTACGCCTCAAGCGCGAACTGGAACTGCAGCGTCGTCGAGCGGACATCGCCGAGGCCGAGGCCCGACGCCTGAGAACCAAGCAACCCGTCAAGCAGCCGATCAAGCAGCCCACCCGCCTGCGACTCACGGACGAGACGCAAGAGACGCAAGAGGTCGATGAGACTGAGGTGGCAGACGAAGTCACCGGAGAGTGGGAGCTCCCCCCACCCCCGAGCTTCGACGAGCCCTTCATCACTCCCTATCGAGGGACGACTGAGGAGTAGCTCGCCAGACGAGCTGAGCTCCAAGGTACACGGCTGAGCCGTAGGGATCAGGACCGACGACAACACCTTCACGGATGAGATCGTGCAGCGCCAAGTACAAGTCCAGGTCAGCCGGCCCGCCCTCGACGTAGATGTCGGACCACCCGAAGCGGCCCAAGCGGGCGGCGACCTGGCCGACCCAGACCCGAGCCCGCGCGCGTCGGATGGGATTGACCGCGCGCTTGTCTCGGAGGTACTCAATGAGCTTCGTCATGTTGAACCGGAAGAAAGAGAACCGTCGCCCCGAGCGGTTGCCACCATCACCGGAGCAACATTGGGAGACTCGTTCGCACCAGTGTACGGGGCGACGGCTGAAAGGGTCATGAGCGGGTCGCGGGTGTAAGCAGCCCAGTCCCCGGGCCCGACGATGTCGTAGTCGCTGTTGCTCATGACCCCAGGGTAACCACTTACCTTCTCGCCGCAAGGGTAAGTTACAAACGGTGACAACTCCCAACATCCGTTTACCTCTTTGTTACCTTCTTTGACTGGGTGCTTACCCTTCTGCGTGTAACATAGTTGGAGCCGGGCCGACAGACAGCCCGCGACGGAGACTGAAGGAGACGATCGATGTCTAAGTTTAAGATCAACCTCCCAGCTGTCTATGCCGGCTCCATCGTACACGCAGGCGGCTACGTCTGGCGTGTCGTGGAGGCTGAGCCCTGTTCGGGCTGGGCACACCTCACCCGTACGACGGGGACGCTGTCGGCTCAGAAGCCCATCGACGCGTGGCTGGACCTGGAGAGCACGGACTGGTGGGTTATCCACCCGCACGGCTCCCCGGGCATCGAGCCCCTGTCGGCCTGGGGTCAGCCGCTGGAGCCTGAGGCGCAGCGTGCCTGGTTCAAGTCCGAGGGCATCTTCGTCGGCTACGACGGTCCCACCCAGGAGGGCATCTGGTTCGTCGTCGCTGAGCAGGACGGCGCGTGGTGGTGGACCAGCTTGCTGGACGTCTACACGTCCGTCCACGGCGCAGACCATGAGCGACGAGAATCCCGGGTCCTCGCCGACTGTGAAGGCCCCTACGACTCCGAAGCCACGGCGACCCGTGCGGCATACGATGTCGCGCGTAAGTTCTGCCTGGCTCACGATATCCCGCTGCGGAAGTTCCGATAGCGCTGCTATTGCTGAGAGCTGCACCCACACAGGAGAAGAAGTCATGACTCAGAAGCCGATCAGCTACGCCACCCTTGTGGAGTTGCTGGACATCGCCCAGTCTGACGCGCAGATGCTGCGCGCGGAGGTCGGCTACCTCAAGGAGCAGGTGGCCAAGCTGAAGCGACAACTCAGAACGGAGCAGGACTACAGCGCCGAGCTGAGCGCTGACCTGTACGGAGAGGACGCATGACCCTGTACTGCGTCCAGACTCCCTGGTCAGGATACCTTCTCCCCGGGGAATACCCCGACTGCTTCCAATGGTTCTCTTCGGGGGCGGAGGCACGAGCCTACGCACGGGAAAGCGCGAGAGATGAGTTCTGGGATGAGACGGCCATGCTCCCTGTAAACGTTGGGGACATGGATTACCGAGGGGTGGTGGTTTGGAAGGTGACCATGCCTCGCCTCAGCCCTAAGAAGCTCGCCCTCTGGATGAGCAGGAACGCCACGCTCCCCTGCGGAGAGGCGGTCTACCTCGTAGAGTACGCCGAGAAAGACGACTTCGAGTACGAGTGACATTCTTTGACAAAGAAAGGGTTTACCCCCTTGGTCAAAGCACTTACCTTCTACTCGTCAACCAATCGGAGACTGACATGAACACCCCCGCACTCCCCGACAACCCCGTCGTCTTCATGCTCATCGACGGCTTGAACTTCGAGCGCTGCTTCGCCACGGTCACGGGACTGATGGCGGCGGTCATGGAAGGCACCGACGAGTACGTCCGAGAAGAGATCGAGAAGCACAACGCGTGCGAGCACCTCCGCCGCTGGGCGATGAGTGCTGAGCCGGGCGACCTGGTTGACGGCTGGTACCACATCAGCTGGATCGTGGCGGTCAAGCGTAAGCCGCGCAACGAGCACGACGACGTACACCTGAGCTGGTCGTGGGAAGACTACGACGAGTTCGTCGAGGCTGACCGCCAGCTGCGACCCCTCGTCGGGCTGCGCCTGACTCAGACCCCCGAAGGCTGGCGACTCGAAGACGTGCGTCAAGGCGACCCCCGAGTGAAGTCTGAGGGGTGGGCGTGGCGCTTCCCCGTCTCCGAGTACGAGTACGCGCTCGACCTCGTCAAGCGCCTGGCGAAGACCCGCGGCGAGCAGTGGCTCGACTGTACCTCAGTCTTGTCGTACGCCGCCGAGTGACATCAAGCGACATCAAACGACTTGCCTTCGGGCAGAAAGCGTTTACCTTCTACTTGTCAACAGGAGACCCCGTGTCCATCGAGTTCTACCGAAATCTCAACGCCAAGAAGGACTTCGACACCTGGAGTCTGCGAATGAACGGCAAGGTCGTCGGACACATGTCTGGCGTGCTGCTGCGAGGCAAGTGCAAGTTCGTCGTCCAGCCTGCGGGCTCTGCTCGTGTGGCGGCGACGCAGCGCAAGAACGTCCACGCGTTCGTGCGCGCCGACGACATGGTCGAGATGTCCCCGACTCGGAAGACGCGCCGGGAGTTGCTCGCGGACGCGCCGCTGTTTCAGCCGTGGTGCCAGGTGAGCTACCGCCCCAAGCAGGGGTGGACCGAGTTCCGCTGGGTCAGCGGTCCGAAGCAGGGTCAGCCCGTGGGTCGGTGCGCCTACGTCTACCTGCTGAGCGATGGCTCTTGCTGGGCGACCGAGCGATGATTCACGCAAGCATTCAGTGGGGAGGCGACACCTGGGAGGTCGCCATCGCGCTGGACAACAGCGCGACGATCACGTCCAGCCGCTTCCAGCGACAAGGGACGTTCTGCGGGGAACTCCTGCACGACTTCACGGGACGCAACTTCGTCCCCGAGCAGGTCTTGGGCCTGCTGGGGCAAGCCCTGGGAGAGCAAGCATCCGCCGTCTCCCGCGAGCGTGGGTGGCCGTCCAAGTGCATCCGCTGTGGCGCGGTGCTGGACACGGACGAGGGAGCCCAGACGGGCGTCTGCCCGGACTGCTGGACCTGGGAAGACGGGGCGGTGAGCGATGAGTGAGGCAACCTGCCCCAACTGTGGAGTGCCCGTGGCTCGCGACAGCGAGGGCTGCGAGAGCCACCGGGCTCGACGGCATCCCATCCGTCGGGTCACGCGGGCCGGTGAGATCCGTGTCTACTGTGCCGTGGCGGGTTGCGACTTGACCCGACCTCGATGCAAGGGAGGTGAGTGATGAGCGTAACGTTCTGGATTCCTGACGCTCCGCGCGTCAAAGTCGAGTGCGATTTCTGCCGAGACTACGGCACCCCTGAGCGACACGGCGGGAAGTGCTCGCCCTGGTGTACAGGTGAGCGGTTGGAGTCGACGGCACCCGAGGCCAACTTCAGCAACTACAACGCCTACGGCGTCCTGGCCCTGTTGGGTCTGGGCACCGAAGAGCCGTGCGGTTCTTTGGCGCACAAGGACATCCCGAAGGTGCTCCAGCAGCTCATGCTCGTCTGCGAGACGGACCGCATCAGCTACCTCGACCAGCCGCCCTCGAACGAGGGGCGGGTCATCTACGGGGGGAACACCAGCGAAGACACACGCCGTCGTCTTGAGGCGGTGCGGGCGGTGCTCGATGCCGCGGCGAAGGGCGGATGGAAAGTCGTCTGGGGGTGACTACTCTTCGCCCATCATCGACGACTCATCGCTCTCCTCGACGCCCTTGTCGAGCATCTCCTGAGCGGCAGCCAAAGCAGCGCACGCGATGTCGAGCTTGGCCTTAACCTCATCGAGCTCCGACGACTCACCCGCAGGTTCCAGGCCGTAGACGTCAGCCTGCTCCGGGTCGTGCATCTGAGCCTTCTTCTTCACGGCTTCGGCCCAGGTGTCCATGGGCAGGATGGCGATCTTCATCATGCGAAGAGCATAACACGCCGCCGCGGACTCGACTCAACGACAATTCTTGACGTTCTTCTACGTCTCTTAGCCTTGACATTTTCGCATCAAGGTTTACTCTACCCTTACTCAACAACAGGAGCAACACACGCATGATCAAATGGTTTGATCGTCGACCCGGATGCCTGGCTCTTCATGCGCTCAACATCATGATGGCCTTTGGGATCGCGTCGAACATCTACGAGGACTACGGCGAGCTTCTCTGGCTTCCCGTCTTCCTCTTCTGGCTCCACAACTTCGTTGTCGTCGAACTGATGTGTGACGCATGAGCGGTCCTCTCAACCTCGCGATCGTCGGCGGCAGCAAGCAGCAGCTCAGCGACAGCTTTCGGAAGAAGCTGGAGCGGTTGTTCCTGTTCCCCATCTCGCACAAGAAGGGCTCTCGATTCGGCGGCTCTTCGACCTTCACGTTGCCGAAGTCGACGGAGATCATCTGGGTCGTGTCGAGCTCTTGCTCTCACACGCAGAACGATCGAGCGAAGATGGAGGCGCTTCGCCTTGGTGTCCCGTTGTTCCTCGGCGAGCACAAGATGTCCCGCTGGAACATGGACGTGTTCGCCCGTGCGCAGCGCGAAGCTTGGCGGCGGAAGCGAGAGAACGCTCAGTCGTTGTTCACCCATGACTCTGTCGAACCACAACTCAGTAAGGACAAGCCGCCGATGCCTGCGTCGACCTACTCGGACATCTACGCCAGTGTGAAGCACGCCTGCGTTGAGCAACAACGCGCCCCCTCACTCTCCGCTTTGGGTGATCTGTGTCGGAGTCAGGGCTTGTCGATCAGCAACGTACGACTGCTTGAGATCCGCAACGACGTCACCCAAGAGCTCGGGTTCGTCAAGTACCGTCGCATCTGGGTCTCGCCCGAAAAGAAGCGACGCTTGGTTCAGGAGCAGCAGCCGAAGTCGGGTCGAAGGAACCCGCCGAACCCGACTCCGTTGCCGAAGCCGCCGAAGAGCGGTACTGGCGACGACTTCGACGCTCTGATCGAGATGACCGCTCAGCTGTTGAAGACTGCTGAGGCTGAAGAGCTTCGACTCCAGCAGCTCTACCAGAACGCGCGAAAGCGGAAGCTCCGCTTGTTGGCTGCGCACACAGCTATGGTCCGCAACCCTGTTCCTGAGACTGAACAATGAACGCAAAGAAGAACGAGCACCTCATCGCCCACGACAACGACTGGGAGAAGATGCCGGAAGAGTTGCGTCACGCGCTGCTTGCTGCGTGTCGCGGACGCTTCCAGCGTGAGCTCCTCCGAGGTCTGTCTCGTTGGTCCTGCACCGACCGGGGCTCGTACAAGAACCGCTACCTGGAGAGCCGCGACAACATGGTCGAGCGTGCGCGCTCTCGCCTGGCTCCTACCCACGATTGCGAGTTGCAAGTGGTAGATGTCGGAACCCGCTACGATGAACTGCGGCTGGTTGTCATCCGCCGAGGAGGAGAAGGACGATGGGTGCTGTGAAGTATCAGGTTCACGTCGACGACCGCATCGAGACCTACGCTGACATCTGCGTCGACGTCACTTCTTGTCAAGAGTGGGTCGTGACCGGCTATTCAGAGCCGAGTCAGTCGGGCATCTCGACGCACCTTCTGGCGGATCGACCGCTCAAGGTCAGTCAGTGGGTTCGAGAGCATATTGTGGAGATCCGACCCGAGATGACGAAGCAGATCAAGTCGATCTATTGGGGCGGAGAACTGGCATGATGTCACTTGCTTTGGCTGTGATCGTTTCGCTGTTGGTGCTTCTCGGCCTGCTCGAATGCCGCGGAGAAGGAATCTGATAGGAGGTCTGATGCACTTGGAAAAGTCTGTCATCCGCGTCGCCATGCACCAGCTCACGCCGAAGGGTGTGGGAGACAAGATCGGCTACGTCACTCTCAGCGACACCGCAGGCGGACTGCTGCTCGAACCTGAGGTGTGTGGTCTTTCCCCGGGGCAGCACGGCTTCCACATCCACGAAGTCGGCGACGTAAAGCCTAAGGACGGTACGCCGGGGGGCATGGCAGGCGAGCACTACGACCCGGAGAAGACGGGGAAGCATCTCGGACCCTACCGAGACGGCCATCGAGGGGACCTACCACGACTGACTGTGGACTCAGATGGCGTTGCGAGAACTCCTGTGCGTGCTCCGCGCCTGACCCTGGACGAGGTAAAGGACCGCGCGCTCATCATCCACAGCGGCGGCGACAACTACTCCGACAAGCCGAAGCCCAACGGCGGAGGCGAGAAGCGAATCGTTGGCGGGGTCATCACCAACAGTTGCCCGTACTGTCGGCAGAAGCTGCTCGTAAAAGTTGCTGTTGTGACGTCCGAGGGTTGACGCTTCTGCAGAGGCGCTTACCCTCTCATACAAGGGCGGCACCGGTTGTGCGCCGAGTGGGGGCTCCAGGCCCGCTGAGCACCAGCGTAATACCACTCGGCGTCAATTGAGGAAGCATGGCACTGCTTGGATAATGGGCGGTGTCGAAGGCGGTGTCGGAGTCGGGAAGTAGGGAACCCGGCTCACTTTCTACAACAACGTAGGTTGACGTTTTCGCAAAAGCGCTTACACTCTACGTCTATCGTTCAGAGGAATCCATGAGCTCGAAGAAGCCCGACTTCATCGCCCGCGTTTCGTCCAACCTCAAGAGCAGGGACGGCGCACCTTGGTCTGTCGACCTGCACTCGAAGACGCTGATTGTCGGTCCGAACGGGAGCCGCAAGACGGCAGTCGTTCAGGCGCTGGAACTCGCCGTGGGAGCTTTCAGCTCCGACGTGAACGGCAAGCTCTCTCCGGTCAAGGCGGGGGCGACCCTCTTCGGCATGGTGCCTGGGCAGGAAGTGCATGCGACGGCGATGACCGACGAGGGGCACACCTACACCTACGACCGCCGCATCGACGGCACGACCATCAAGAACGCTCAGCACTCGGGGCCTGGCGTCCAGGTGTTCCCGTTGCACACCATCCGGGAAGCGCTGCAAGCGGGGCCGGACAAGGCGAAGAAGATGCTCTTGAAGCTGGTGGTCGGCGAGGCGACGGAAGCTGACGTGCTGGCCTTTGTTCCGGCGGATGTGCATGAGCGCTACCGTACGGTCGCGAAGGGGCAGAGCGGCAACGAGCTCGACACGCTGCTCTTCGTCGAGAAGTACGCGAGCGACAAGAAGCGAGCCTTCAGCAAGGAGAGTCGTGAAGCTGAAGTGCGGCACGATCGACTGGCGTCTCAGTTGTCGGCGCGTCCGACCGAGCGGCACATCGAGCAGTTGTCGGAAGAAATCGAACAGCTCCGGCAGGAGTTGACGGGTGCCCCCTCGGCGGCACGCGTTGAGCTGCTGGGTGAGTTCAGCGGTGCGCAGGTTCAGAACGCAGAAGCGAACCTTGAGGCGTGGCGTGCTCGGGAGAAGGAAGAGCGTCAGGACAAGATGGGCGACCTCGACAAGCAGTTCGTCTTCGCGACGTCGGCAGTTGACGCGCTTGAGTACGCCGTCGAGAAGGAGTGGGACCAATGCCCGCTGTGTTCGTATGGCGGCAAGGGCAACGGGCAGATGAAGGGTCACCTGAGTCGCTGTCTGGAGTTCCAGCTTGAGCGTCAAGAGACGCTCGACAAGGAGATCATGCAGGTCGAAGCCAGCCTGGAGTCGACGGCGGCGGTCCAGCAGTGGCGGGGACATCTCGATGAGCTCAAGAGCCAGGCTGCGCCGTCTTCCGGGGTGAACCCGGCGACGGTCGACGCCTTGGTGGACAAGGTCGGAGCGTTGGTCCGGTCGCAGCACCTGTGTACTCAGTGGGACGAAGTCAACCACGCACTGGCGCAGAGCCGAACGGCTGCGGCTCGTTCGCAGGAGTATAAGCAGCTGGAGTCTGCATGCGCTGCGGCGATTCACGCCCTCATGGCGCGCGGGATGAAGGACTACCTCGACCGCACCAACCGCTACCTGCCCCTGGATTGGGCGGTAGACATCGTGCTCGAAGACAACAAGCGTGCGGCCTTCCGTGTCGGCATCGTCCGCAACGGCGTCGTCCACGCAGGGTTGAGCGGGGGCGAGTGGAGCGCCGTAACGGCTGCGCTGGCGATGGCTGCTGCCGACCCGACGAAGCTGACGGTCATCGTGCCGGAAGACCGCGCGTGGGACGCAGCGCGTCTGCGCAAGGTGATGGTGCGCTTCGGGCGCTTCCCGGGCCAGGTCATCATGACGTCGACGGTACGCTTCAAGGGGCGCTGCCCGAAGAACTGGGAAGTCATCAACTCGCAGGGCCAAGAGTTCCTCGCCCCCGATGTGCCGGATGACGACGACGGCGGTCTCGAGGACGTCATCGAACCCGAAGTCGTTGAGCCCGAAGTCGTTGAGCCTAAGCCAGGCTGGGCACCGAACGACAGCCCTGGCTGGAACGCGCCATCTTCGGATCTGACGCCTGAGCCGCCGCCCCAGGGTCCTCACCCCTCAGCGGTGCTTCAGATGCGCTCTCTGGGATTTAACGATGAGCAGATTCAGCGCGCCAGTGTTGCAACGGTGGGCGCTTTGATCCGGCGGGGACTGATGTCGACCCAGGTGGACATCACGCCGGACGGCGGATGGCTGGAGCTGGTTTCGTGACGCCGCTCGAGGTGATCGAAGCTTTGGCTGAAAGCGGCGAAGAGATCCTGCTGGCTGATGGGTTTGAGGACGCGCTACTGGGTGCGACTCAGACCTTTGAGCGTGGCGGCTACCGATACCGAGCAGTCTACTCGGTACGTGGATGCGTCGAGATCTTGATGCGTCAAGGCAGTACCTACGAGCGAGCAGTCGAATACCTCGATTACAACACTCTCGGCGCGTATTGCGGAGAAGGTACACCTTCCTTCCTGCTCGATCTGGAGCATGAATACCGGCTTTGACATTTAGTGACAGCCGAGGTAGCTTTCATCCACAGCTGGAAGCTGCTGCGGCGCTGTCGTTCGCCGGAGCCTTTGGACGTAGCCGGGAGCTGCCCAGGGGTGCCGAGGTACGTCTGGGTTGTAGCTCTTCTTCTTCATAGGAGATCCTCATGCCCCGCACTCCCGTTTACAAGTCCGACCTCATCATCCCGCCGTCCAACATCGACAACCTCGGGCGGGTCGAAGTCAAGAACATCGGCGCCAAGATCAGCGCTGGTGACATCGTCGCCGTTGTCGCTGCGGACTCCTCCGCGCTGCACGTCAAGCTCGCCGACGCGAACGCTGGCGACATCTCCCAGACGGGCAAGCTGTTGGTCGCGCTGCAGACCATCGCCGCCACCGACGGGCGGGGCTACTGCGCCAACTGGTACAAGGAGACGGGACTCAACACCAGCGCCCTCTCCGTCGGCGCCCCCATCTACCTGAGCGACACCGCGGGCGCGCGTACCTCGGCTGCTCCGGCTGTCCGCCGCCAGGTCGGCATCGTCACCGTCTCCCACGCTTCGACGGGTGAGTACCTGCTCTGGCCGGCTCAGTACGAGGCGCGCCGTGCGGACCACGCCAGCATCGCGGCGAGCTCGGAGCACGAGAACACCACCACCGAGGCGCTGTTCGACACCACCTACACCATTCCGGCGAACACCCTGAAGGTCGGCTCGGTCATCAAGATCAAGTACATGGGTATGGTCGTCGACAACAACAGCACCGACACCCTGACCATCAAGCTCTACCTCGGCGGACTCAGCGGCACCGCTCTGCTGACGGGTACTGCGACCGACGTCGCCGACAACGACATCTTCTGTGGTGAGGCCACGGTGGTTGTGCGGACCATCGGCGGATCGGGCACCTTCGTCGCGTACGGTACCCTCGCTGACGTTCCCGCGGCCTCGGGTACGGCTGCGCCGAAGTACGAGGCTGTGGCCTCCACCGCCATCGACACCACCGCGGCTCAGGTCATCGGTGTTGGCGCTGACTGGAGCGTGGCCCACGCTGACAACGAGTGCCGTCTCGAGATGCTCGTCGTGGAGATCCTGTGACCGCCAAGAAGCCCGCCGCCAAGAAGCCCGCTGCGCGTAAGCGTAAGGCTCCTGCGAAGAAGTCCCCTGCGAAGAAGGTCGCCGAGAACAAGACGATCCCTGCGATCAAGGCCAAGATCAAGGCGCGTTTCGAGGGCAAGAAGCCCGAGGACGCGCTGGAAGACGCGATCGACCTGTTGGTCGAGGCGTCCCAGGTCCTCAGCGCCGTGGAGCATGTGGTCAGCGACTCCGTGGGCATTCTCCAGCATCTGAAGGGCGGACGAATCATGTCTGCCTTGGACGAGCTCCGGGAGCTGCCCGCGGATATCAGCAAGCTTCAGAAGGAAGTGCGTGACTTCAAGGCTGTCCTGCTCAAGAAGTAGACGTCTGATGTCTGACTCTCAGCGTAAGCCTCCCTCGGGCGTTGTCGCCGAGGTCAAGCGTGGTCTTGAGTGGCACAAGGAAGGCCACAGCGGCGACGGGCTAAAGCCTGAAACCGTAGCGTGGGCTCGCCGGTTCGCTCGGGGCGACAACATCAGCGTCGACAAAGCCATCAAGATGCGCGCCTGGTTGGCGCGCCACAAGGTGGACAAGAAGGGCGAAGGCTTCTCACCCGGAGAGAAGGGTTACCCGTCTCCGGGGAGAGTTGCCTGGGCTCTTTGGGGCGGCGACGCAGGCGTGGGTTGGTCCAACCGTGTGGCCAACGCCGCCGAGAAGAAAAAGAAGAAGTAGCTACTGGTCGGCGAGCCAGGCGCGTACGGAGTCGTGGTTGATCGCCAGCCGCGCCATGTAGACCTCACCCGCGGCTGAGATGCGGCTCGTCCAGGTCGTCGAGACGCGCTGCTTCCAGTCGTGAGCGTTGGTCGAACGGATCGGGCCCAGACCGCCGAAGCCCACCCCGTTCAAGCCTGAGCCGGAAGTGTTGCTCTCCAGCGTCAGGATCTTGTCGGTCTCTTCGTCGTAGTCGAGAATCAGCCATGAGTGACCCTTGGGGAAGACCGTGAAGGTCTGCAGCAAGTAGACCCCGTCCTTGGGTACCGCTCCTTCGGGCATCATCTCCCCGACTCCCCACTCAACGGTCACGCCAGGTCCATAGCCCTTGGGGTCTCCACCCGCAGGCACCTGCCAGCGCGACCACTGGTCACCGCTGAAGGTTGTGTCGAACCCGCAGCCCAGGAAGTAGGCGCTGAACAGCGAACAGTTGGTCCGCTCTTCACCCACGTAGCTGCCGGAAAGATTGACCCCCTTGGGCAGCTTGGGAACTTGGCCGGGCATGTTGTAGGTCGCCTGCATCGCAGGACCGAGAAGCGGGTTGAAGGTACTCCAGGGCTCCTCGTCGGTGTACGTGTTCTCTTCCGGCGGTTGGAGTAGCGCAGCCCAGGTCTTCTCTCCGACGATACCGTCCGGCGACAACCCGTTGTCTCGCTGAAACGCCTTTACGGCGCTCGTCGTCTGGTCTCCGAAGATTCCGTCTGGCGCGCAAGGATACTTCTTGAGGTCGAGGATGCCTTGGCAGTCCAAGACAGGACGGCCCGTAGAACCCTTTTGGATGGTCGTCGGCATCTTACCTCCGTCTGCGACGTACGACTCAATCGTTACTTCAGATCGATGTCGAGCTCTCGGGCGATCACGTCGAGCTTATGACCCAGCTCGGCCAACTCCGTCACCAGGCGCTGTTCCTGAGCCAGGAGTTCAAGCTGACGGTCTTTCGCCAGGTCTTCGCGAAGGCGTGCCTCGAGATCTTCGAGGTCCTGCTGCTTCACCACATCGCCGTTGCCCATCATCATTGCGCTGGTGATGGTGCCTCCGCCGCCGCTGAACAGCAGCAGCAAACCGCCGACGCCACCAATCTGCCCAAGAGTCAGGTTCGACAAGAAAGTACCTCGGGACTTTGCCGCAGGAGTATCGATGGCAACGAGAGGTCCGGTGACCGACGCAGGATCTTCAGTGTTTTCAACCGGTGCAGGGGTCATCGTCGCTCCAGCAACAGAAGGGTGGGGCTAAGAGAAGTCATCAGTCCTGCCCGTGGTGCGCGAGCAGCTGATACTGTACCTTCAACCCGGTCAAAGTCTGGGTATCGGTCGTGTTCTGGTTGCCGAAGCCCACCATGAGGTGCTGGGTATCGGACGTCATGGCATTGCCCGGATCGACGGAGCGGTTTTGGCCGCCGCGATCCGTCCGGTCACTGTTGGCGTTCTGACCGACGGAGCCGTCCTGCCGGTCACTGCGGTAGCAGATCACGCCGCCGAGGTAGCGGGCGTCGGTGATGGACTGGTTGGTGTTCGGCAGGGTGCCATAGTCGTGCCCACCCACATACGCCGAGGAGTCCAGTTGCGAAGACAGGTAGACACCTTTGTCGGCGGCAGGAGAGGCATCGTTGCCCATGCCCAAGTACAGCTCCCAGGTGCCTGTCAACGTGTTTCCCCAAACAGCGCGGATGGCCACCGCGTAATGCTTGGTGCGATCAAAGTCGGACAACTGAATCGTGAAGAACAAACCGTCGGGCGTGCCGTTGCCGATGCGTCCATGGTTGCTGCCGTTCAGCACGATGGTGGACTCGACGGCCAGTGTCGAACCGGAAGCGGTGTAGAGGCTGTTGCCGTCCGTTTTGGTAGCCGCGCTCAGATCAACGTCAGTCCAGGCCGACGACGCCGCAGCATGGATACGCACGATGGAGCGGGAGACCGATGTCTTCGAGCCCAACGTCGCGGTGAGCTCCGCAACGTAGACGTAGCCCGCGGCGACAGGCGTGAAGGTAGGCGATACAGCAGCTGCGTCAGACAGCAGCGACGTCTTATCACTGGACCCGCTGTTGGTGTACTCCGTCAGCGTCCAGTTCAGGCCCGCGTAGTTGCTGCTGCCCGAACCGTTCAGCGTGACCGCTCCGGTGCCGCTTTGGTTCTGGTCACTACCCGCGTTGGCGATGGGAAGGTTGTCCGCCGGCTGGTCGGGAACGGAACGAGACACACTGGCGGGAACACCAGAAGGAACAGAGCGCGTCGGATGCGGCTCAGGACGAAGACGTGCCATCGAGACCTCCTACTGCAGATCAGCAGGCGCCGTGTCGACCGCGGGCTCAACCTCGACTTGAATCGAAACGTTGCCGTTGGACGCCGGGGTCACCTCGACCAGGAGAGTGCCGCCGTACTTGGTCGTTGGCACCGCGATCTCGTAGTATTTGTCCTCCTCGCTGCTCATCGCTCGAGCAGCGATAGAGGTGTAGGACAGAACTTCGCGGAGGTTGCCGGCAGCGGCTCCAGTCGACTCGAGAACACGAACGGTCGAGAGGTTGATCGCCGTGTCCATGCGGGCCTTGATGTAGGTGATGAACCCGCGCTTCGGCATTCCAGCCAACGAGATCTCCGTCCCGCTGGTGGTGACCGCCTGAGCAGACGCTTCTTTTCGAATACGGGACCGAACCCGATTGACCTTGTGAGCCACGTACACCTCCGCGCTGGGACCGGGCTACCGCGCCAGGACCATTGCGCCGCCAGAGTATCACGCAATGTCTCTTTATGTCACGAGCTGTGGCGGATGTCCTCCGCAGCTTCATCGACAGCTTCTCGAGAAAGTCCGAGACAGAAAGCCCGCGCCCCTCCGGCCAGGTCGACTGCATACCTACGACCATTGTTGACCAACCACCCGCGTTCTCGCCAGCGGTCGACGATCTCTGCGTAGGTGTACCCGAGGCGAGTAAGGCGGCCTTCGAGCTCCGTCGCCTCGACCCACAGGATGCCCCAATTTTCTTGCGCAGCCCAGGCACCGAAGAAGGTGGTCGGGCGCTCGGGGTCGTGCCGACCGAAGAAGCGGTGGCTGTTCGCTGCTGCCCAGGAGACGACATCAACCAGCGCACCGAGCGGAACATCTGCGCTCCACTCAGCGGCGCTCATCGCCTCGAGCATCATGTCCATCGGCTGGACACCCTTCGGCTTCGGCAGTCCCAGTTGATGCACCAGGTCAGCCGTCAACGCCAGCACCGCAAGGTTGGTGCCGTGTCGACGAGAAACCGGACCACCTGCTGCGGCGATGTAGCGGTCGCGATGCTCGGAGAAGCTACGTCTGAGCGCGGACCAATGCGGCTGCAAATGCGTAAGATACTTAATGAGTCGTGGACCCAGATGCCCATGATGTCCCATCAAGGTGCGCGTCAGCTCCTCAGCGATTGCGCCGCCACTTGAGCCGAGCGGACGACCCCCCAGCGACAGCACGCGAGCTCGCGTACCTGCGTTCTTGTTGCCCGCAGTCAGAGGACCCTCGCCGCTACTGATGAGTACGCTACGCCAACTGCTGGTGTGGTCGATGCCGCTGATGTTGCCTCGGCCTCGACCCTGACCGTTCGCGAACTCGTAGATGACTTCGCTGATCATGTCGGCGCTGTTGCGCTTCGTCTCGTCCAAGATGAGCGGCAACGAGTGCAAGTAGCCGGTAGCGCGTTCAATCCAGACTTTGGTGGCGTCCCAGGTGTAAAGGGCTGTCGGGCTGGTGTCGGAGGGACGACCCCAACAGGACGCAGCCAAACGAAGAGCTGTCGTCTTTCCGCTGCTGGTCTCGCCGTGGATGTCGACGATGAAAGAGTTGCAGCCGAGAATCTCGAGCAGCGGCGGTGCGCAGCTGGCGTAAACCGCCAACGCCATCGTCGGAAACTCCATCGCTTCTGCGGCGATGCCCAGCCACTGAGACCAGGAGCCCTTCGGCATCCAGCCCTCACTGACAGCGGACAGCGCAGGCGGAGCCGACAAGACAAAGTCGGCGCCGTCTGCTTCGGTGCAGTGGATGTAGCCGCTGGGCAGCATGAAGCCGGCGATGGTGTCGGCGTCGCCCTGCCAACCCAGGTGGCTCGACGTGAACGTGATCGGCAGCGAAGCTGCGTTGCGGTCCTCGAAGGCTGCCAGGTAGGTGACCATGCCGCGGGCGTTGGTCGAGTTGACCGGGAAGCCCCAGTTGATGAGCTCCATCATCTTGCGGCTGTCGAACAACGTACGACGATCGACGCTCTTCGACTGCCACCCGTCAGGACTGAACCACATGATTTGACGGCCTTCGGCGTCGCCTGTGCGTCCTACGGTTCTCCCGGAGATGATGACCGGCGAGGCGCTGACACGCGTACCAGGACCTCCATCCTGTGACGAGCGCCAGATGCCACTCTCGTCGACGACGTACCCCATGGGCACGTAGATCTCTCGTTGCTGCTGAGCGTCGAGCAGATCCGTCGGAATGCTGGTGAAGGAGTCGCTGAGACGGACTGCCGTGTCCGCTTGCAGGTTTTGAGCTTCTTCCCAGGACGCCTTCGACATCGTCTTGATGAGCTGCGTCGCTCGAGCGGAGCAGCCGGGCAAGTTGCCGATGATGAGCGACAACTGACGACACGTCTCTTGATGCTCGTTGTACGCCGCGGCGAGATCGGGCAGCGTCTCTGCGGTAACGAAACTATCCCAAAGAGCCGGGCGTTGAGGTCGTTTGGCCGCCCGCAACGCATCGAGATGGTTTGCAAGAAGGCGCAAACCAGGGTGATCGGGGAGCTCAAAGGGAGCGGTGCCTGACCCCGTTTCGGGGGGTTCTGGAGAGGTAGGATGCAACGGCTACAGCAGCGAGGGGGAGGCGGTTGGCGGGGTTCCGCGAAAGTATCACGAGGAAACATTGCGGGGCTGTCATCAAATGTCAGTGTCGCTTATACATCAGCAAGCGTTCGTCCGACGTCAGCTTCGGCGCTGATTACTACAGGCCAGCCGGGAATCTTCAGAGTCATGCACTCTTCGAGTTTGAGGCGCTGACGTTCAAGCTCAGGCGGTAGGGGCTCGCCCTTCTTCGGTTTCCAGAACGGATCGAACCCCTTCGGTAGCGGCACCTCGACGCAGATGCTGTCGTGGCACTGGTGAATCATGCCTGTGCCTGGACCGGCAAACTGATGCGGGAACGCGCGCATGACACGCTCTTCTGCGATGCGCATGAGCGACGCCTCAGCAGCGAGAATGGGGTAGTTGACCACCTCCTGCTTCTTTCCGTCAGACAGAACACCGGACCGTCGCCCCATCACCGGCTCTTCGAGATAGCCCTGAGCATCGTAGAGGCGGACCATCGCAGCCCATGACTGACGCCAGTCGGGCTCCGAGGTGTGGAGAACACGGTTGAAGACGTTGACCTGGGCGGGCGTCATCTTGATGTAGGGCAGCGTGCCGTCAGCGTTCTCGGTGCTGGTGAGCACACCCCAGACAGTGGGTACCTCGGCCCAGTAGGCGCTGGCGTAGCGGAAAGTCTTCGTGATCTCACGCATCGAGCTGGCTGGACTGGTCTTGTCCTTCGGCTTGCCCTTGAGATTGAAGCCCTTCTCGCCCCAGCCCGCAGCGTTCTTGAAGCGGTCACCGAAGATGTCGAAAGCGAGCGTGCAGTGCGGGTCGAAGCCCTCGAGGAAGCAGGACAGCAGCCGCTTGACGCCCCAGTAGTTCGCGATGATGCGCAGGTGCGCCTGGTCCAGGTCAGCCCCGATGAGAATGTGACCCGGTCCTGCGGTGAAGATCTCCTTCGTAATCGAGAGTCCGCGGCGACTGCCTTGGTTCTGCAGATTAGGCTGACTGCATGAGAGTCGCCCCACAGCGGTGACGTGCGCGTTCCAGGTGGCGCGTACCCGCCCATCGGCGTCGACCCAACCCTTCTCGCTGGTGGCTCGCGGAGCAAACCTCGCGAGTCCCCCGAGCACCTTGTTCTTTTCACGACGGTACAGACGCAGCTCGTACAGTGCCTGCCATCGGTTTTCATCCAGCTCACCGTGAGCGAGATGCCCGCGCAGCACCTTGTCCCCGGTCGAAGGGAGTCCCGTGTCCGTGTAGAAGTCTCGAGGTTCAAGGTGCTTCGGGATGCCGAGGCCCCACTCTTCGTAGAGCAGGTCCCGTACCTGAGCATCGCTGCCGGGGCTCATGTTGGGTTTGTCGAGCAAGCTCAGGATCTTAGTCCTGCGCTGTTCGACCGACTTCTCAAAGTGTGCTACAAGTTGTTTGCGCCGCACTTCATCGATCCAGAAGCCGTTGCGGTGCATGTTCACACACATCTGCTGCGTCCGATGGTCGATCTCGTAGAGCGTCGCGGGTGCCGGGGTACGGTTGTGTGTCACCGATCAGGCGTCCTCGTCGTAGGTTTCAGGGGCGGGACCGTTCTCCATGAGCTCGGTCACCCAGTCATCGAACCGGTTGAAGTACCCGTGCTCACGCGCCACAGCGATCAAGGGCTGAGCGATGCGTACGCCCACTTCGACGTCGACCAGGTTGTAGCGTAGCAAGTCGTCGGGGTCTTCCCCGTGGATGTGCTTCTCGCCCTTCTCGCTGGACTCCCAACGGTCCACATCGAGCAGCAGGTTCCCGATGTGCTTCAGTCCCTTCGGGAGCTCCGGGGCACGGCATCGTGTGAGGAACAGCGTGTCGATGCAGGGGTTGGGAGTAACGTCGAAGAAGTTCTCGATGACCATGCGGTCGAAGTAGCCGGCGTTGTGGCCCAGCTTGACGCATGACGTGTCGACGAAGAACTCTCGCAAGATGTCTTTGATCTCTTCCTCGTCCGCGGCGCTGTAGAACTTACCGTCGGGTAGTGGAGCGCCGACCTTCGCCCACAAGCTGATGCCGACCGTACGGCACAGGATGTCGGGGACCTCTCCTGGTTCTGCCAAACGCCCATCCGCCATCATGTCGGGAGTGCTGATGGCGAGGCACTTCAGCTGGACGTACTCGACGCGGTCAAGCGTCGTCTCGACGTCGTACTCGTAGAGCGGAGCGCCGAGTTGCTTGCTCTCCTGGAGCCATTGGCGCAGCTCTTGAGGTGAGGGACGCCATGTCGCCTCGCCTGGGGTCCAGTTCAATCGGTCAGTGAACCAGCGCCACGCCTTGCCAAGCTGCCGTTGCAGCACATCCCTGAACGCAGGCGCACGCAGCACATAGGACGGATGCCAGGTGGGGAAGACTTTGACGAGTTCGCCCTCAAGCTCAATGTCGTCCAGCTGCTCGACTCGACCGCTGCCAACCTTGGCCCAGGTGAAGCTGTCGACCAGCAGCATGTCGCCTGCAAGCTTGCCCATGCTGCGGTTGTCTCGCGTCAGCGCTTGGGCTGCTGTCTTGCCGAGGGTGATGATGTTCCGGTAGCAGCGCGCATACGTCTCGAGATGCGGACGGCAGCACTCCTGCGGATGAGGCAGGGGTTTCTTCCCTTTCTGCAGCCGGTTCTTGTTGAGAAGATCGAGGCGCTTGTTCATGCGCTGCCAAGCTCCACCGGGTCGACCGGGAGGTTTGCAGCAGATGACATTCATCAAGTCGATGTGGGGGCGCTTCAACCCCACAGCAGCGAGCGTACGTGCCCACTCGTTACCCGAGGGACCGACCAGCGGACGTCCGTACTCAACCTCATGGTTGTTCGGAGACTCCGCGACGGCGAGTACGCCTGAACCTTCATGCAGTTCGGGGCTCACCGGCTCGTACGGCTCAGGCTCAGGGTTGAGCTTTGTCGGCTTTCGGAGCTCGCCGTTCTCGCGCAGGGGACACTTGTCGCATCGCGCGCCAAACTTGGTGGGATCGTAGCTCATGGGCACCAGAAGGAAGAGCCCCGGCAGATCGTCTACCGGGGCTCTTTGTTGGCAGGAAGCCTCGCCTCTACATCGGAGGAGGAGGCGGCAGCTCGGAAGGCCCGGAGGTGGCATTCACAGGCGCGGGGGCCGGAGCCGGCGCGGCAGCCGGAGCCGGAGCCGTCACGGTAGCACTGCCGCCGGGGGCGTTGGTGACCCGAATGGCCGCCTTGGCCGCGGGCTTGCGACCTTCCGCCTTGTTCTTGTCGTAGGTGCTCTTGGTCAAGAACGCCGCAACGTCGCCGTACTGACCGCCCGTGGTCGCCTTGTCGTGCCACTCGACGTAGACGGTCTTGCCCATCAGCCAGTGACCGTGGAAGCCATCCTTCCACTGCTCGTTGCTGAAGCCAGCGGACAGGATGACGGACTTGATGCTGCCCGTGCGGCCCTTGACCTGGTTGTCCTTCAGGCCAGCGAACTGGTTGCCCTGGTCGTCGTGAGCGACGTTGATGAAGTGGTTCGTAGTGAACCCGGTTTCGAAGGAGAGCTCCAGCTGGAAGCTGCCCTTCTTGCCGCCCTTGGTCCAGGGCTTGATGTTCTGAATGACCGCGCTGTAGTAGTCGGTCGCGGGGGCGCCAGCGCCGTAGGCGCTGACCTTGGTGAGCGTGTCACCAGGAATGACGAAGTAGGAAGACATGTTTGCCTTTAGGTTGGTTGTTGTCACGCGTGACCCGTCTGGGTGTACCAGGCGGAGAAGACGGGTAAGGTGCGGCGCCGCGGACCCCATTGACAAAAAGTCCGTACAGCGCCGTTACCCTACCCAGAAGGGGGCGCGTCGGGCGGAGGTGGCGGAGCGCCACCCTTCGCCGTAGGCGCAGAAAAGTCGAAGAGGTTGTTGGCGTCTCGCCGGAAGTGTGCTCGAGCCACGCCGTCTTGAACAGCCCAACGCAGGTGCAGGGGGTTCAGCTTGCTGTAGTGGCCCGACAGCTTCTTCGCGACGTCCTGCACTCGTTGGCGGCTCATGTCGTCCATGAGTGCTTCCGCAACCGTGTCGGCGACGTCGTCTTGCCACTCGAAGCCTTGGAGTCGGCGCAGAACATATGGGGTCGCGCTGGCTCGAAGAGCCTCACGGATGCTCGCCGGAGTCCGTCGAGTGAAGGTGCTGATGCGGCTGCCGGTAATCCACGCCTTGTCGTCCGGCTCAGCGTAGAACGTGACGCGCGGAGTCCACGGGTCTTCGTAGCTGTTGTCCAGAACTGCGCGGATGTTGACGTCGCACCACGCCGGAAGGTCCTCAACGAGGCGCGCCATCGGAATCTCCGGCCCGCCAATCGTGAGCAGCTCGCGCGTATCTTCGTCGAACTTGGGCTTGCGTTCATGCGCACTGACCGCCAGCTTGCAGCCGCTGTGACGCATGAGATCCGCGAGCTCCGTCAGCCGGTCCTCGAGGTTCTTGTACGGGTAGAACCCGTCGGCCTTGCCCGTCTTCTTGCTGCGCGGCGCTTGCTTGCGCCAGTTGACCATGCTGGTCTTGCACAGCAAGCTGATGTCGTCGACGATGACTTCACCGTAGCTGGCGAGGTGCTGCTCATGCGAGCGCAGAACGCGCAAGAGCTGGTCCAGGTCCCGCGGCTCCTCGGGCAACATCCGCGGGCTGAAGCCCAGCTGGTCGTTGCCGATGGCGAGCAGGTTGTCGCGCACACCGATGCACAACGCGTTCGGGAAGGCAGCCAGGAGGCTGCTGGTCTTGCGTCGCTTCGGCTCTCCGTAAAGAAGAAGCAGCAGATTTGGGGTAGGGGCAGGGGTGCTCATAAGTCCTGTTGGGTGGGAGGCGGGGCGCCTCAACCTTGCTGATGTAGCAACAGATGGTAGGGCAGGTCAAGGGATCGACCCGGTCATCTTTTGTCACCGGTCCATCAAAGAATGTCGGCCTGGTCAATAGTCCTGAAGAGCCGAAGGACCATACGCGCACAGGTTGTACGCTTTGCACGCGCCGTAGCGTCCGTAGCAGACAGTCTCGTTCATTGTTTTGGGCCATTCCCAATAGTTGGGCGTGCTCATCTCAACGTTAGCGAGCCGATGTTCAGCGTTCCAGATGAGATTGGCGAGATGACTGTCTCGATGAGGCGTTGGTTTGAGATAGGCACGGCGAACTGCCCAGGGCTCTTGCGTCTGAATAAGGTTCACCCGCAGACCACCGAAGCGGCGACCGTACATCTGCTGCCCCATCAGTCGGAACAACGCGAAGCCTCCGTCCATGGCGTAAGCCGTTGTGCTCTTGCCCACAGTGACGTTGGCCTGGTGTTTATGGTCCCAGATTTCTACGGTTCGACCGCGAATGATGGACAGATCAAGCCGTCGAGTCACCCACACAGGGGTGCCGTGGCGGGCATGCCCCGGAACGTTGAGCGGAGTGATGTGAATCGGGTAGATCTGCCCTGTCTCTGGGTCAGGAATAGAATTGACGACGGAAATGGGGTCGTACAACGGCGTATCAGCGGGCACGACCCACAGCCCCCATCGATCACCGTCATCTGCCGCACGAACACCGCAAACTGCCTTCATTTGCGCCTCAACGGCGACAATTCTGCCCGGGGGCTCGGGGTAGGCGGCGATGTAGCGCCTGAAAACTTCAACCATCAACGGGATGTGGTCCCACCCACGCGGATTCGTCTCGCAATAGGCTTGCATGGCTTCTTCTGCGGTGTACAGGGAGTCGATATCGTCAGCAGTCAGCTCACGATCGCCTGCCAGCGTCGGTTTCCCGTCCGCTTGCGCCTGTTCCATGCCCCAGATGGCGTGTTGGTGCGCTTGAGCGACGTGTCCCAGGCTACCTTTGTCCGTTGCGCCGCCCCACAAGTCGACGTTGAGGCGATTCCCCACGGCGAAGAGCGTCGGACACTTGATGAATGTGCCGATACGACTCCATCCGCGGGCGCTTCGGCTCGCGTTGATGAGTCGGGGGTCAGGAGGAGCAGAAGGAATCATGGCGCAACCCTTATGCCGTCAGCAAATCGGTCAAGTTGTCCAGCAGCGCTTCCATGTTGTCCATTCCCATCAGCTTATCGCCGACGCCGGACAACTCTTCTGCTGTCAGGTACTCTTCGATCGGCCCGAACTTGTCCACCAGGCGCATCACGACTTCTTCGTCGTAGGTACCCTGTGCGATGACTACCTTGAGCAACGTCGCTACGCCGCCTAAGCGATCGAAGCGTCCCTTCCACTGGACAAAGTCGCCGGGACGCCAGGGCAACATCGCAAAGATGGCGAGCGTTGCCGTCTGCAGTCCGTCGACACCTACGCCAACGGACTGTCCTGTAGCGACGAGGACGATGGGGCCGTCAGATTCTCGGAACGCATCCACTGCGCGGTTCTTGTCTCCGTCCGAGACGCCGCCGTGAACCATATAGACAGGAGCTCGAGTAGCCCGGTCACCCTTCTTGACAGCATCGCGAATCTTTACAGCCCACAACTCAGCGTCGGCTCGACGCGCCGTGAAGATCACGACCTTGCCTCCGCCTTGCAACCCTTCGATGGTCTCGTTGATGACGTATAGGCGCTTGCGGCTGCACGCTTCGGCGAGACGCATCTCCGTCAGCTGTCGACGCAACATGGGGTCTCGACCCGCCCCTGCGATGCGCTTCGCCAAGGCGCGCTGCGCCTGACCATAAGTGTTGCCTTCGTCGTAGCGGTCGGCGCGGTTGAGCTCGCTCTTGCTGAGGTACTCGACGTCGACACGCGTCGGGGGAAGCTGGCCGTGACTTTGACTGTAGGTGACCTCGTGCATGAAGAAACTGGCTCGCCCGCGCAACTCTTCGAGGTTCGTCGCTCCCTTGTCGTCGTAGCCCGTGGGCGAGTAGTCGTTTCGCGCGCCGCGGCAGTGCCGACCGACAAATCGGCTAAACGAAGAGCCGAAGCCGCCAGGCCACAACAGGTCGTACTGCGCCCAAAGACGACGAGGACGTCCATCGTCGAGCGGTGTAGCGCTGAGCCCGATGCGCCGTCGCGTGCTCTCAAACCGACTCACTTCCATCGCAGCGATGGCGAGCTTTTGGTTGCCTTTGGCGGTGGTCTTCAGCTGAAAGTCAGCGGTGCCGTCCACCATCTGCACCATCTTCCAGCGTTTGCCGTCCCCGAACATGTGGATCTCGTCCCATACCTGAGTTACGGGATTGATCTGGCGAAGCTGCTCGACGTACAATCGAAGGGCTTCCGAGCCAACGATGACGAATGGACGCTGCCCCTTGGCTCTGCGGTCGGCGAGGTACGCGGTGAGAGTAGGGGTATCCTTACGTCGCTCGCTCTCCGGGAGCATCACGTACGGCTCGACGCTGCTGTACTTCAGGACGTCCCGCCGTACGCTGTGGCGCGCCTTCGCGGGCGTGAGGAAGAGAACCGGGCCGGGCAGGGTAAGGCACTGCAAGATGGCTCCGAGTGACTTACCGCTGCCCGCCGGCCAAGTGTTCATAACTGCCGGACGCTGAGCCCAGCAAATGCCTGCGCGCTGGTAGTCGGTCGCTTCTGCGAGCGCCTTCGGCTTGAGCTCTCCGCGCTGGACCATGGCGTGCATCGCCCCGGTACCCCACAGCACCATGTCGTCCCAGGACCACGTACCCCACGGCGTCTCGATCATGCCGTCGATGTACCGCGCGTCCCGTTGATGCGGGCGGATGTCCGTGCGGGTCAGGTAGTGCTCCACCAAATAGCCGGCGTTCACGGGTACGAAGACTTCATACTCAGTGGGCTGAAGCCATGGGCTGTCGGCGAGGAAGTCGTCGAGCTTCGCTCCTACGCGGATCTTCCGTCGACCAAAGCGCGCCCAAGCCAGAACACCTGGAACAAGCTGCTCGATCTCGTCGAGAGTCGGGTGCCAGGAGCGAAGCAGATAGCGGTAGTGGGGCTGCTGGAAAATCACGAAGTGAGCCTACTCTCTCATTGCAAAAGCGTCAAGGCACCCGCCTTGCAATCTTGACAAGAAGAGACAGGGCGGCTACCTTTACCCCATGAAGACCACAGGACAAGTTCTTCTGGAGGCGTGCGCTCGGCGCAGCTGGTCTCAGGCGGAGCTCGCTCGACGCTCGGGCATTCACAGCTCCAAGATCAACCGGCTCGTCAAGAACAAGAACACGCTCTCGCTGCAGCACGCCAAGACATTGGCGGATCTGTTTGCCGAATCCCCGCAGACAGGAGAACCGGAGAGCTACCTGGAGTGGCTCGGCGAGCTCACCCAGGCGTCCGTCAACTAAGCGAAATCATCAGGTCGACAGCCGCTGCCGGATCGGAGGTGCCTGCGGTGCCGCCCGTGGTGACGCAAGCGTAGGCGAGGCCGGAACCGAACGTCACCATCCCCTGAGGCGACATGTAGGAGCGTTTGCTGCTCGCTGCGCAGGCGAGAACAACAACTGGCGCCGTGGTGCCAACCGTCACGCCGCTGGTGGCGTCCCAGAACTTGAGGTAGACCTGTGCGTTCGAGGTGTTGTTGATCTGCACCGCGAAGAGCGTAGTCGACCCGCTCTTGGCGTACTGCACTGTGCTGGCAGCGCTTGTGTCCTCGACGAGGATGGTGCCGAGATTGCCGGCGCGGGTCTGAGAAACAAAAGCCATGTCAGCTCCCCACCGCTTCGACGAGCACGTTTCCGCCCGCCGGGCTGGTGCCGCCTGAAGTACCTGCTTCCTGGACGCATCGCCAGCTCACACCCGTAGCGAACGCAATCCCGTCGGGCATGGTGACATCCATCGTCGCACCGTTGGGCACCTCAAAAATGAGCACAGGCGCGGTGCTGTCGTTGCCGGTGTTGTCGTCGTAGAACTTGACGTAAACGACGTTGCTGCTCGCGTTGTTGATGTGGACGCTGTAGATCGTCTTGGCGCCGCCGAAAACGTCAGCGTCGGCAGTACCCGTCGCTGCTGTTTGCGAAACAGCGACGTCGCTGAACCGGCTGTCAAGAGGTGTGGAAGTCAACGCCATGACGGAATCCTATCACTATGGGGGAAGGGTCGTCGAGTCCGGTCGACGAGGTTCAGCGGACCGTGCGCTCTTTGCCGGATCGACCACGGCGTACTGCACACCGAGAAGCGCCGACGCCCACTCAACAGCGGCACCTTGAGTGCCCATCGCTTCCAGCAACGGCTCGCCGGACTCAGGTCCGAGCGGAACACCCGGCGGGACCTCGCTCATCAACATGCGGTTGAACTCGCCAACCGGCGACGTGATGAAGCTACGGCTCGCGATGCCCGGCGGCAAGTAATAGCGGTCTTCCTTCACCGGATCTGGGTCGAAGGGATCCGAGGTGCCCTCGACCGTAATCATCATGTCGGGGAAGAAGTACATGATGGTCGGCACGAGGCTCGGGTGAACACGCGCGGGCGCACCGCCTTCGGCCCACCCTGCTGACGCAGCTACAGCACCGGGAATCGGCGCGCTCTCCGGGTCGACGACCTCCGTCAGAGCATTCCGCATCGCAGGCATGAGCGTGTAATCAATGTTGGTCTCCTCGGTGACGGGGCTGGCGAGAACTTGTCCCGCAAGAACGTAAACCGCGACCATGTTGCCGACGTGGCGGAAGCCCGCATCGATGGTGGACTCAGGCAGGTAGATTTCCAGGTACGGGTAGCTGTCGGGGTTCTCTGCCGCCACGATCGAGTAGTAGCGTTGAACCGCTTCTGTCCGCGCCGCAGGAAACGCAACGCCCGTCCGCGTCCGCGTGTATTCGGCGCGATCGGTCGGCGACGGGCGACGAACAGCAAAGGGCGCCATGCTGTAGCGGTGCTGCTTTTGCAGCCGCATCAGCACTTCGTTGAGCTCGATAATCTTGCCCTGTTCGACCATGACCGATTGGTCGGAGAAGATCATGTACATCGCTTGACGCATGTCGTCGGGAACGTTCTCCGGTCCGCCGTAGCCGTTCTCGATGAAGTTGCGCGTCTGCTCGTCGACGAGCTCCAACGGACCGTAGGCGTCTTCCAGCCGCTCCCGCAGCTCATCATCCAACTGGTCAATCGGACCATAGCCAAACTCAATGGCGCTGCGCAGGGCGTAGTAGCTCTCCTTGATGTCGTCGGGCAAGTTGTCGACGTCCACGCCGTAAGGGTCGGCGACCGAGCCGTAGAGGAACTCCGTGAGCGCTTCGGCTCCGTACTTCTGCGTACGGCGGATGACACCCATTCGGTAGGCGCCGCCCGCGCTGAACATGTTGGCGACGACCTGGCGGTTTGCGTTCTTCTGGAATGCCCAGAAGGGGAAGAGCAGGTTGACCCACAACGCGCGGTCGCCTCGGCTCACGCTGCCGGCGTAGTCGTAGAGACCCTTCACAACCAGCTGAGCGGCGATGCGCGGCTCGAGACCCGACTCCATGAGCGTAATCATCGCGCCCAGGCGCTCGCGCTCACTCCATGCTTCAGCCATCTCCGTGGTGTGCTTGGTGATCTCGTTCAAGAGCGTCCGAACCGCGCGCTTGCGGTGCGCCAACTGCCCCGCCGCCATCTGATCGGCGACGTCCTCGATGGAGTCACGAATGGTGTTTTCGAGCACGCGAGCGTCGAAGCTCGAGAAGATGGCTTCCTCAATCGCGATACGTCGAAGGTCACGGTAGTTGTAGACCTTGTCACCGACGATGAACGACCCCGATGCACCGTCCAGAATGGGGTTGACCTCGATGCGCCAGCGGGCGTTCCCCAACATCCGTCCCATGAGGTACCCCGCCCGGTCTCCGCCGGCCTGCACAGCCTTTCGGAACCGCTCGACCAAGTCAGCCGGGACGAAACCCTTGTCTGCGCCAGCCTTCGCGATGAGCCACAACGCACGGTGGATCCCCGGGAACACAGAGAGGTTGAGCAGGGCAACACGAGCCCAACTCGCTGCCGCAGGACGGAACCCAACCGTCATCGCCAGCTGTGTGAAGTGGTCGATGGTGTTCATGAAGAAGTACCGCTGACGCAAGACGAAGGCGCCGCGCGTCAACGCAGTCTTCAAGTAGCGGTAGCCGATGCTTGGAAGCCCGGTGAGGTCTTCTTCCGCCATGCCCGGCGTCATCTCCAACTGCCGTTCTTCGGGAGTAGTCCGTCGACGGGAACGGGCGACAGCTTCGGAGAGGCGCTTACGCGCTTGCATCGGCAGGTGGAGAGAGTCGCTCAACGCCGGCTCGAAGATCAACTCCGCGTTCAGTCCAAAACGCTGCTGCGCTGCCTTAACAGCCGGCGCGTACTCCGGGTTGATCTCCATGCCCAAAGCCCACTGCTTGAGCGCGCGAACCATATCGGCATCAAGCGCGATTCCCCGGCGAACCCAGACGTGTCGAACGTCTTCCGCTGCGCCGTGAACGGCGAAAGTGGTCATCACACGCAACGCCGTCTGAATGTCGTAGATGGACTCGACTTCGGAGAAGAAAGCGCGCGAACGTTCGAGCATCGTCGTCGGAAGACTTTGACCTTCGCGAGTGACGATCCCTGAGTAGAAGAGCACCGCTTCAAGCACCTGTTGTTCTTGAAGGGTCTCAGGAACGCGTCGGTCAGTCTTCGTTTTGTCCATGACCTCTATGAGTTGACGCAACAACTCGGGGAAGCCGGACTGGTCAAACGTCTCTTTGAGGATCTTGTCGAGGTCTTTGGCGTAGTCGTCGGTCGGACCCCGCGCGATGTAGCGACGTGAATCCGTCTGAACCAGGTCGGCAAAGCGCTGAAGCCCGTTGCGTCGCTCGAGTGGCATACGGTCGCACCAGCGCTCCACCACGCCGAAAGCGTTGCTGAGAAGCGGTGTGCCGCTGGTCGTCGCAGCACGACCTGTCTGGTAGGACACGACCTCGCCCGCCAAGTAGCGGTGTACCGCTTCCAGGTCGCGGTCGCTGATGAGACGGCTGATGTCGCCGATGGTCTGCTCGACGAAACGCTCGCCGCCGAGGATGATCTTGCGAACCTCAGGAGGCATCGCGCGCAAGTCGAAGGTGGCGTCGCCGCCGAACAAAGAGTTCAGCGTCCACTGAAGCACCTTGCTCTTGCCCGTGACGGTGTTGAAGGCGGCTTCGATGGGGTCTTCCTCTTCCACCATCTGCGCGACAGACCCGGTAGAGATGAGCGGATCCTGCCGTGAACGCGCCAGCAGCGCTTCGTCGCCGAGGTTTCTTTGCAGCTGACCGAAGTCTTCAAAGGTCAGGGCGTAGGGCTCCATCCCGCGGACACCAGGACGATTCGGCGTGTATCCGAGCTCGAGACGCTGGGGCAGCACGTTCTCGCTGAACTCGACCACGCCGTTCCTACGCAACTCACGAAGGATGTTCTCCACCGTAGCCGGCTGCTCCGAGACAACTCCGGTACGCGAGCCCGTAAGGATCGTCACGCCGAGACGTCGCGCCTGGCGGGCAACTTCTTGAACCGACGAGACCTCCGTACGCTCACCACCCGCTGGAGTTTGCAGCCCACGCTTGAACCGCTCGAGCATCCGAGGCATCAGCGGACGCTCAGGCTCTGCCGCAAGCAGCTTACGGAAAACAGCGTCGACTTCGGGCGTGACGATGGGCCTCTGCGGAGAGCTTGGCGAACCCACGATTGTTTGATAGACTTGCGTCAGCAGCCGGCTCATCCGCTGCAACGGACCCTGAAGCGGAAGCACTGCCGGCCTCTGGGTGCGCAGGTGCGCGGCGAGGGCAGAAGCAGCCAGGTCTTCGGCCTTGGCGACTTCAGCGGGCGGCCCTGTGAACACCGCTCCGCGGCGACCGACTCTCACGCCCTGGGCCTGGACGTAGTCGAGCATGGTATCCAGCCCCTCTTCGTCCAGTCCTCGGCGCAGCACGACGCCCACCGCACGGGCGAGGTCATCGATCGTCGGCGTCCCGAACGCTTCCAACAGCGCCCGTCCGTCGTCGAGGAACTGCACGTCGATGCCGGACGCTGGAGGCAGGGGAGGCAACACAGCAGCCGGGTCAGCGGGCTGACGAGGCTCCATCGCCTGCCACTTAGCCGTCCACATGCGGGCGTTCAGGTCTTCCAACGGAACTTGGAGGATGTCGTCCTTCAGGCGGATCAGCTCGGTCAGCGCCGTCTTCTCCGGCTCGGGCAAGCCGATCAACTTGAGGATCACGTCGACGAATCGATCGAAGAGGCTCTTGCCGTCGGCGACCTTGATGCCGTCCAAGAAGTCCTGGAACGCCTGGTTCGTCAGACCCCAAGCGAGGAGCTCATCTGCGTTGAGCTCCTTCGGTCCGATACCCGTCGCTTTCTTCCACTCAGGGATGACTTGCTGCGTCAACGCTTCAAGCTCAGCTGCTGCGCGTCCGATCGCCGTGTCTGCGTTCGCCGGGAGCTCGCCTTCCGCCAGTCGACGCATGGTCGCAGCGTGGAGCAGCTCGTGCAGAAGGGTCTCCGCGTTCAAACCGCTCAAGCGGTCGCGGCTGCCGCGAAGCCAGATAGTGACGGGACCTTCGGGCGTTGCGCGCGCAAACCCTCGAGCGGTGCCGTCGACAATAATCGACGCAAACTCAGGCACGGCGTCATCAGGACCCACCGACCGAACTTCTACGCCGTCGAGGAAGGGCATGATCTGGCGTGCGAGGTTCCGGTAGTCGGCGTTGTCCGCGTTTCGGAAGATGAAGTCCGCGGCGAGCAAGCCGCTCACGTTCTCACGGACAAACAGGTCCAGACCGTCTGCGGTTACCGCGCCCAAGCCGACATCAGGCGGCGTCCCACCGGCCTGGAAAAGAATCTTCTGTTGAGCCGCCGTGGCGGCAATCTTGGCCTGGCGATCGCCCTCTACCCGTCGGTCGTACTCGACAACCTCCACACCGGCTTTATCCAACGCGACACGAAGGTCGTCAGGAAGGTCGTTCGGAACGACAGCCGCCCTGAACTCAGAAAGCTGAACCGCTCGAGACGGCTTGCCCTCAAAGTAGCCCGTGGAGGCATTTACGAGGTCGTCTGCGAGCTGCTGGACCTCACCAATCCATTCGTCCGTCTCGTTGACAAAAAGACCGAACGGAGCGAACTCCTCCTCAATGGCCGCCTTGACACCCCGGCTGCGCTTGTAGCTCTCACCGATGAGGTCGAAGAGGTTGTCTACCTTGCGGCTTTCGACTTGAGATCTTTCCGCCAGATCGAAAACCCTTTGGTTCAACGCATCCTTCACCGCGGTCATTTCTTCTTCAGGCACAACGCGGTCACGGGCGGCCTTGACTTCATCCAAGCCGCTAAACTGCTTGGCTCCAAGCGCTCGCTTGTCGCCAAGCCCGTAAGAGAAGCCTTCTCCTCCGCGCACGTTTCGCGTCAGTTCCCGAACGATGTTGCTCAACGTGTAGGGCGTCCGAATGACGCGACCAGAATCGGTGCGCCGAACGATTTGGCGTGCGCCTCGCAGGGTGTTCAGTTGACCCTGAACCCAAGCCTCGTAAGCGGCTACGCCGCCTTCGCTGTCTTCGATAATGGGGTCGAGCTGGCGACGGAAATCAGCACCTGTTTCGCCGCGAAGAGGCTGCCCCAAAACCTCCTCGACGTACTTGAGGCGCATTCCAGCAAGACGCGAAAGCTCCCGAGTCCCGGAGGCGAACTTGCCTTCCTGAGCCGCCCTCTCAACATCCGAGGGAGATCCGTATCCAACTTCTCCCGTGCGTCGCGTGTACGGCGCCAGTTCGTTGTCACTCCAGGCTTTAGCCGCGCGAGCGTTTACCTTGAACTCATTCTCGGGCCACCGGGGACTGTAAACGTCCGCGTCAAAGACACGGGTGCCCGGTTCAGAGATTAGGCGGCTGTCGCCAAGAAGGCTGATTTCTCCAAAGCCCGTCAAGGGGTACTCAACCCTGGAAACCGCAAGAGACGGAGCCGCCAGGCCGCCGAGCCCCAGCACACTTCGAAGATTGGAGGCGGTCAGGTTGTGCTGAACCAAAAGGTTCTCGTCAGCCCGCGAGTAGAGGATGCGCTCGTCAGCCGGGTCGAAGGTGCCCCGGTTGAGAACGGACTTGACTTGCTCAGGCTCGAAGACGATGTAAGAGTCGCCTCCGCCCTCGAAGAGATTGTCGTAGACCACGCTGTCGTAGCCTTGAGAGGCGAAGTGCTCACGCGCGGCGTCGCCCAACTCGCGAAGCACGTCACTCGCAAGTTTTCCGTCCTCCGACATTGCACGAGCGACGTCGATCGCCTCGGCGTTCACTTCGCGACGGTAGGCGTCGTCTGACTCATACCGGGCAAAGTACGCGTCGATATCCCGATCGTACAACTCGGAGATCGGAAGACGGCGCATCGTCTCTTCAAGAAGCGCGTCGTCGCTGAGGCGACCTACCCGAAGAATAGTGTCCAGAAGCTCGCGCTCTTCCATGCGGATGGGATTCCGCAACCGGATGTAGGCGGGGTAGACCGTCCCCTCAGCGCCTTCTGTCCGCGCCAATCGTTGCCGGCTACGAAGCCAGCCTGGCGCGCCCACGCCGGCAAACTTCTGCGCCGTCTGCGGCGTGCCGAAGTGCGCCCCCATGTAGGCGTTGGGGTCTCCGCTGCCCAGCTGAGGCACCGGGTCGCCGTATTCGTCGAGCTTTACCGGCGGGCCTTCGACCGAAAACGCTTCAATGTCTGGCGCATAGGTCCCATGGTACGCCTCCACCACAGCGCCGCCTTCGGGGATCTCCTCGCCCGCCTTAATGACAGGGAGGTCGCCCGACCACCGCTTGAAAAACGGAGACTCGACACCCTGCTCTTCCCAGAGGCGACGAGCTTCAGCGAGCTCGTCTGCTTGAGCTCCTGCTGTTGCCGCTGCGTCGGCCGCCTCTTCAGCGGCCTCGCCCTTTCTCCACGCCAGCTTGCCGCCAGGGGCGATTCGCGACCCGTCGCGAACGCCGAAGCCGTCCATGATTACATCCGTGCGACCCCCCGTCGCGGTAGCGGGATGTCCCTCCCAGACCTCAACGATCTCGGTGGTAGAGATTGGTTCTCTTATGCCAACCTCATGCTCTGCGGTTCCTTCTACCCTTACACCAGGACGCCTTCTCACGGCGATCACAACAGCAGGTTTGTCTGGAGTTGCCTTGAACTGCACGGGGGCAAATGAACTGGCGTAGTAAGAAGCCGAGCCTGCGTCCGAGCTGTAGTACGTTAGCCCTTCTTGTTCAGGGCCAAGGTTGTACTCACCGATAGACTGAATCTGTCCTGAGCGCTGGGCTGCCTGCCACTCTTCCCAAGACATCCCCCGATACATCAGGGTGTCATCCGTAGGGACCTCATCAAGCCAGCCTGGCTTTAGTTCAAAGCTGTAATCAACCCCGTAGGGCCCCTCGTCCCGTACAGGCTCTACGATTTCAGGATCATATGCGTATCCGGGCCTATCCCACTCACGGCCTGTGTTCGGGTCACGGGTGATGTTTTGCACTCGCGGCCAATCTTCTGTCCCCTTCAGGGTGTACTCAAAGAAGTGCCTCTGTGCCCTCTCATCGAGCCCAAGATCCTTCACATTAAAGCGACCAGACTCGGCTATCGACTGAAGGTTTGGAGCCTTCCCCTCAAACTTCTCTAATACAGCCTCGAGCTCCTCGGGCACAACGCGCTCAGCTACCTCTTCACCCCGAGACATCAGGGGGCGGCCCTTCGGCAAGTCGCCAACGTAGAGGACGTAACCCTCAGCCTGTCCAGTCGGGATGATCTTGGACGGGTCGAGGGAGGCGGTGTCCACCTCAATCGCCCTGGCGGTCTTCGAAACGGGCTCGTCGGAAAGCCACACCACAGGGGACTCGGGGTCGAACCCAGCATCCTTGAGATCGGCCTTCAGGGCGGCAGTCTCGGAAGCCCGCGCAAGCGATGCCGAGAGGGGTCGGGCGACCGCGCCGCTGCCGTCTGGCGGAACGTGGTAGAGGCGCGGAGGGAGGCTGACTTCGCCAATCGGGGTGTCCACGACGACGCGCTCAGCTGCCTCTTCCGCGAGCTCGAGGGGACGCTCGTCAACCGGGACGTCCGTACGCGCCTGCTTCCGAAGCATCGACGACGCTACATCTGCGATGACATCGGGACCGTAGAGAAGCGGGTTGAACTCCGCAAAAGTTTCCGGCGACTGCAGAACGTCCTCGGCGAACTCGTTCGCGTAGGTTTTCGGGTCGTCGAGTTTGGTCAGGAAACGAGTTTGCAGATAGCGCTGCGCCGCATCTTCGTCGAGTTCGAGTCCCTGAAAGTAATAGTACCCAGGGTTCAGAGGGTCGTCCTTAAACGCCGCGGTAAACTTCGGGTAGCTGACCCCCTTCGTCCACTCTTCGGGGCCGATACCGCCGAACTCGTCCGCTACGAGCGCTTCGTAGTCTTCATAAGTGAAGTTGTCGGGGATCTCTTTCGCCGCTTTGGCCTTGTCGATCGCGTCCGAGACAACAAGCTTGCGTACGTCGGCAAACTGATCCGCCAGGTCGAACGCCGTGGTCTCCATCGCAGGGTCCAGACGATAAAGCGCGGCGCTAATCCCGCGCGTGTCGACCCCGCCGTACCGAGAGCGCGGAAGCCTCGCCTGTAACGAGGGGCTCAAGTCACGCACCAAATCGTTGAACCGCCAACTGGAGAGGTCTCCCTCTTCTGCGCGGCCCTTAAACCGATCCACCTCACGCGAAAGATTGGTGCTGTCGTACTCAACGTCGACGATCGTTTCTGCAGCGCGCTCGAGGTAGCTCTGCAACTCCAGCGTTTGCGCCTTCACGAGGAAGTCGTCGAACTCCGCCTTCTCCGCCTTGAACACGTCCGTGCGCTTCAGTACCGACAAGATCGGATCGTCGATGACCTCAAGCAGTTCGAGCGCCATCTCCTGAGTATCTGGGTTCGCCAGCAACTCCAAGAGCTTACGCGTCTGCGCAGGCAGCGTGTCGTTCCACTCTGTCTTCGCGAAGTCGAGCGGCTGGTCGAACCGCTTGAAACGGTTCTTGCCGCCGACACCGTTTCCGCGGTCCGTCTCCGCAGCGAACCGGTCGATCGAATCGTAGTCCACCTCAGCCAGGTTGAACTCTGGCTTGAACGTGTCGACGACATCTCGAAGGTCGACACGAGACGGGTCGAAAAAGCGTCCGATGCCCCTGGGCGCAAGCAAGTCCAGCGCCACCGCTTCAGGAACACGCCGGAAGAACTCGCCGACAGTCAACCCAGCTACGCGACTGTTTTCCAGGTACGGGATGATGCTGTTGCGCGCGTATGAAGACGCCAGCTTCTCGCCCGCCAACGGCTGCGAAGACGACCGCAGGGCTTGAAGCAACGTCTCGTCGGTTTGCCGAGGGCCGGAGCCCATACGAGACAGCACAACAGCGGACAAGCCCTGCTGTAAAGCGTCCCGCGCGAACTCGTAGAGCACGATGCTCTTCACAGCGTTTCCGTACTCCGGGTCAACCACCTCAGCGAGCTCAAGCGCCTGCTCGAGCGTCTCCAACGCTGTTTCGGGGGCGATGTCGTAGCTCGGAGTCGCCAGGTCGATAAGCTTTCGGACCGTCGGGGGAAACGCGTCGCTGACCTTTGCGAAGTCAGTCACGCCCTCGTTAGCCGCAAACCACGCGGACAAGTCGACATCAAGGTCGACTGCGGGAGCGCCATCTGCGAGAAGCTTCTGCGGGAGCAAGCCATCGGCGGCCAGGCGATCCAGCTCTGCCCGCGGCAAGAACACCTTGCCCTGCGTAGGATCTGCAACGTCGTCGACGGCGTACAGCACCATTCCGCCGTACACGATCCGTTTACGCAAGTTAATGTCGGGCTGCTCCATGTCTCGGAGCTTCCGAAGAACCATCTTTTGCCGGTTCTTCCGCTTGCGAGACGTCGCCCGCAAATGACGCTCGCTGTAATCAAACAACGCGAAGATGCTCTCGCCCAAATCATCCAGGTTGGAGAACTCGCCCGCTGCGACAGCCTCGGCCATCTCCTCCGGGGTGTTGTACGCCGCACGCTTCCGCGCCCGCAGATCGTCGATCATGTCTTGCGCAGACGCGATTTTAGACGCGAACGGGTTGGCGGACACCTCACCGATCAAGCGTACGACCGCGTCGAACTCAGCTGTCGGGAACATCTGCCGCAGATCGCCCTCAATCTGCTCGAGTGCGCTAACGTTCTTATCGCGCAGCATGGCAGCACGCTCGCTGCCCACCTGGGGCAGAACGTCTTCTTTCCGGGTGATTCCGGCGTTCTCGAGCGCGCGCAGGATGACGTCCCCGTCGTACCCGTACTTCTCAGTAAGCTCCCTCAGAGAGTAGTCGTCGCGGTCCCGAACCAGATCAGCCCACCACTCCTTGCCTCGGAGCTCAGCAACCCGCTGCTCAAACGTCTCTGCTTTTGGTGCCAGCTCACGCGCAGTGCCGTGTTGAATCACCGTCCTGTCAGTGAGGGAACGACCCAAAGACGTGTCCGCTTCGACAGGATCGAGAGCACTCCACTGCACGCCAGGGAAGTTGCCGTCCCTCGCCATCTCGTCCAGGGTTTTTCTCGACCGACGCTGACTAAAACGAGGATCATCGCGATCTTTGAAGACAACCGTCCCGCGATCTACCTTTTGAATGTAGAGATTCGGACGCTCTTCAATCGCCTTCAGGATGTCTCGGTGGGCCTTCTTCTTCGGCTTCTTCCTCGGCGGCTCTACCGTCGGCTCCACCGCCTTTACTGCCGGCGCCGCTACCTCTTCAGGCGCCCGTCCGGTTTTGCGCTCAAGCACAGGAGTCAGCGCTTCTTCGTATCCGGCAACCTGCTTGGCCTGCGTGTAGTCCCGCAAGTTCTCCGGCAGGTCCGCCTCTACCTTGCGGAAGATCTCTCCCGCACCCGCCAACACCGCGGTCAGGGCGGAGACTTCTTCCTCCGTCTCCAACCCGAGCGCCAGCGCGATCTTGCCGACAAAAGCGTCCCACACCGTACGCAGGCGCAGACGAAGACTCTGCGAAAGCGTCACCACCTCGTCGGCCAACCCCAGGTCGCGCAACGTGATGTTCTTCATCAACTCCATCGCTTGGGGGTCAGTCAAAGCGTAGGTGAGCAGCTCGGGCACATGACCCCGACCCTGCCGCATAAACGGCGAACTGACCGTCTTCTTGACGCCAGGAAGCAAAGGAGCTTCAGGGTCCACCTCATCGAGGAACGTGAAGTAGCGCTGGATCAGCGCCGCCATCTCAAAAGCTTCTACGTCCGTCGGGTCTTTCTCGAAACGCCGCTCGTACTTGCGCAACAGCCCCGGCGCCTGTTCCAGGAACGCATCCCCGATGCGTCGTACCGCGCCGACCGTTTCGTCGACATCCGCCTTACCCAGCTGGCTATAGATCCAGTTTGAAGTCACCGCATGGATCAGTTCATGCGCGAGAACTCCTTCGCGAATGCCTGTGTAGTCGGGGTCAGGAAACCTCGCCGCGACAATGACCGCGTTCTCTGTCGGGCTGTACAGGCCGTAAAACGTCGCTCCAGTAGAAGTCTTAGGCGGCCTGCCTTCGCCGCTCACGAACTTCACCACGATGCTCGACTTCTCGAGCAACGGCACGATTCGGTCCATGACGAGGCGGATATGCGCCTGCGCGGCGTTGTCCCTCAACCACTGAGCCACATCGTACGCGCGCATCTCTCGCACGTCGGTAAAGGTCTGCTGCGCTTCAAAGCTCTCAGACCACGGCTTTCCTTCGGTCGTCTGCGGGATGAGGTTGTTGTACAGCTCCCGAGGGGACCGTCCACGAGTCAGCGTGTCGACGTCCAGAAGCCCGCTACCCAAGTCCGGTACGTCAGGCAGGTCAGGCGCGACGGGAATGTCCGTGTCCGCGCGCGGGGTAGCCGCCGCAGGAACAGGAGTCGGCGCCGGAGTAGGACTTGGCGCGAGCGGCGTCGGCGCCGGAGCTCCAGGCGTCGGAGCCGCAGCACCTGGCGCAGGAGCTCCAGGAGTTGGGGTTCCAGGAGTCGGTGCCGGACCCGTCGGCGGCGGAGCGCCCGCGGTACCCGGCGGTTGTTGCGCCTGTCGACGCTCGATGCCTTTGAGTATGTCAGTCCAGAAGCGATCAGGATCGAAGTTGGCCTCCGACGCCTTCGCCGCTGCCGCTGCCTGAACCCGCAAGGCGATGGTTGCCACGTCGACACGGCTCAAGTTTGGCGCGACTTTTTGTACGTCGTTGACGAACTTGAGCGCGCGCTCACTCAACTCGGGGAGATCCTGCACCTTACGGACAAGAGCGGGCAGCAGGGGCTTCTTGAGCCGGCGGAAGATGCCCAACGTCATATCGCGCAACAAGGCGGCAGACGCTGCACGACTCTCGTTGGCCAGCAGAGCGGTCTCTCGTGCGCGAGTCAGGCTCTTCTTGTACTTGTCAAAGTTCGCGTCCAGGCGACCTGCGCGCGCGTCCGCAACAACCTTCGCCGTATCTTTCTGGAAAGTGTTGAGGTACCGGACCGTGTCCGCCTCAAGCGGGTTGCCGCCCATCTGAGAAACCAGCGCATCCGCCTGACGACGCCACTCCGTCGGATCAGTCAGCGCAAGACGCAAACTTTGAGGAGCCGCAGACCACTGGTTCAATCGCAGCGGATCGGTTATATTAGGGATGCTGCCGAGGTCTCCCCGAGACTGAGCTGTAGCAGCAAGAACTTCGCGACCCAGCAGACCAACGTCCTTGGCCTCAGCGGCTTGGTACGTCTTGTCGATACGGTCGAGTACCGCCTCCGTGTTGTACGCCTGGTCGAGGTACTCTCGTTTTTCGACGCGACGATCGGAGATCGAGAACGCCTTGCGACGCATCGACGGGTGCGCCTGGACAAGGTCGATGCCCTCTTCCAGGGGCAGCTCGTCCGCTGCCTTCTTCGCCGGAGCGTAGAGCATCTCCGGGTTGTCTCGCGCGTAGCCTCGAGCTACTGAAGCGTCGTACTCGTCCAGCACCTGCGCGACGTTCGGGTACTTCTGACGGAGAAGCGACTCCGCCTCAAGCGCCTCGGCCCAGTTCCCCGCGGCACGCGCCGTCGCGACGGTTTCGAGCGCCTTCGCTGCCCGCAGGTCGCTGCCTGCGCGAACCAACTTGCTGGTCGTCGTGATCGCCGCACCCATAGCGTTGGTGAGGTCGGGCGTGAGAATGGTCGCCAAAAAACCAAGAGCGAACAGGGTGGTGCCCGCCGCGTAGGTCTTGAGGTCGGCTTCCTGGTCTTCGCGGAAGGCAGCTTGGATCGACTCCTGTACCGGAGCCGACTCCAGCGCTGGGTGTAGCGCAACACGGCGCTGCTGGATGCCTTCGACGCCTCCCTGCGCCAGACCGCTGAGCCCCATCTCGCCGACTGTGCTCGGCAAGTCCATGACGCCGCGTCCTGCGGCGGCTTGCTGACGCCACAGCTCTTCACCGGCACCAACCGCAAAGCTTTGCGGCGTGTCCAGCAGGTCGAAGAAGTACTTCAACGCGCTGTCCTGGCGCACGATGATCTCGCCTCGGCTGTTGAAGCCGATGAGCTCAACGTTCGGCTTCAGCGCATCCTTCAGTCGCGTCTTGCCCGGCTCGGGCACGATGACCTGGCCGGTATCGTCGAAGTCGATCTGAAGGTAGACCGGCGCGGTCCACAGACCTGCCGTCTTGAACGCGGCGATCTCCTTCAGCCAGGTGTTGACGTTCTTCTTGTAGAAGTCCTCGTACTCTTTGGTCCCGGCGCCAAGACCCCGACGCTGACGTTCCTGCTCGGCACGGTACCCGAGATAGTCGTTGTGTCCGCCTTCGGTCGCGCTGTACTTCTGAATCTCCTTTGTCGCGTCCTCGCCCTGGAGATCGAACACCGTCTTCGACAGGGCTACACTGTCGGCGTGCGCTCGCGTGCCGGCGGCGGCGAGTGTGTCCGGCTTGTCTTCCAGACCGAGGACGTCCAGCGCCGTACGGTCGGCGACGTCGACATACCCCTTGAGCGAAGACCTGTCCGCGTACGGAGTCTCTCCCGCCGCTTCCTGTCGAAAGGCGCCAACCGCTTGGATGATCTCGCCTTCAATCAGCGTGTCGCGATCGGGATCTTCACGGTCCCGGAGGAACGGACTTTGTGTCGCCGCGCTCTTGCGCACGTCTCGAGGAGATTTTCCTTCGACGCCTACCTGGCGCAGGAGATCGTCGAGCGGAACTTCCAGTCGAGCCGCCTCAGCGCGGTACTCTTCCGGCGACATCCCCACTTGGCGAGCGTGGTACGGAAGCACCTCAGGAAGAGAAGTTGGCGGCGAAAGACCCTGAGTCTCTGGGAACGGGTCTACAGTAGGGTCAACACCCAACGTCAACGCGCGCGTTCGGGCGTCCTGCGTAGTGCGCAAGAGCTCGTTGACCCGCAAAGCGTCGAACTGCTTCTTGGAGTCATCCGCAATTGCCGTGATGTCTTCGCGCTTCGGCGCGGGAGGACGGTCCCCCTTAGGTTCAGGGGGATCGATAACCAAAGGTGTCGTCGTCTCGTCGGCCACGGGGAGAGTCTACTCGCTAAGAGCGTCTCCGTCGAGCCGCGCCTTAAAGCTCCTCCGACCCCCCCAGCAAAATCTCCGCAAGCTGTTGCTGCTCTTCTATGGGCTGATACATACCGTCTGCTTTGAGAGCGCGCGCATAAGCTCGCTGCTGCTTCAAGATTGCATCCGCGCGTTCAAGATCTCGGCGCAGCTCAGCTTCTCTTTCCGGGGTCTGCGGCTTTTCAAGTTCATCTGCCAACGCGCTTCTATGCGTCTCCATCACCGGAATACTAATATTGGCGTCAGCATTGACGTCAGCAGTCCGACGCCGTGCGACTTGTTTAAGCACGTCGCTGCTGTACGGAGGTACCACAGCCTCAGCGCCCGTATAAAAGGCGGGCGCGGGTTCCATCAAACGCGACAACTCTTCCGCGGGAGCTACCGCCTTAGGAGGCGCTTCTTGAGGGCTTAGAACACCTCCCCGGTACTGTTCAGGCGGAGCCTGAGGATCCGGCGCAACACCCGGCGCGTAGACTTTATACGGTACCTCGCCTGGATATTGCGGGGCCTCCGATCGAACAAGCTCATCCGCGAGCAGTTTAGCGCCGTATCCCGCAGGACCTCCGATGGGCACGGGAACGTTCTCAACGGAAGCTGCGGTGAAGGGGATTTGGACGTTCTCAACAGAACCTTCGCCGATCAAACCGAGGTCGGGTCGGGTCGGGTCCGCGGGCACAACAGTTTGGCCAAGCGGCGTCTCAAGTGCAGCCGCCTGACGAAGAAGATCCTCTCGTCGCGGGTCCGCAACCTTAATCTCAGTACCGCGAATAGGAGCGGGCTCGCTGTACTGAGGCACCGCTGCGGCACGAAGCATGACGTCACGAGCCGGCGGCGAGATTTGTCCTGTCGGCTTTGAAGCGTCAAGCGCCGAAAGCTGCTTTTGTGCTTGCCGGTACTCTTCCAGCCCTTCAGGTTGGACTACCCGCTTCCCCATCGCTGGAGTCGGAGTCGGCTCAGATTTCGGCTCCGCCGACTCAACAGGTTGCGTCATCGGAGTCGTACGAGGAGTTGTCGTAGCCGCCTTCACCGGAGTCGTGCGAGAAGTCGTAGCTGCCTTCGCCGGAGGCTTATTCACGCCCGTACCCGCAGTCTTCTTCGTGCTCGACTTCTTCGCTGTTTCACGCACCCGCGCGTCGGTGTAAAAACTCGACATCAGACGGCTCCTCGTCCTTCGGTGGGCGCCATGTCACCCGTGGCGGCGATCTGAGCGTCCGCGTCGATGTTCTTGCGGCTGACTCGGCGAAGCATCGCCATGCGGTCAGACGGGGCTCTTGACTCCTTCGGCGCCTTCGGCTCCTTCGGCTCCTTCGGAGCTGAGGCGACGCTGCGCTCGAGGCTCTGAAGGTCCGTCTCCGCACGCTTCGGGCGACGCGCGCGAGCCACCGACATGAAGCGTTCAAACCCAGGACTGGGCGAGTAGTCGTCCAGCTGAGCCGTCTCGTCGGGTACCGCATCGCTGCGGTCGTTCGTACTCGTCTTCAACCGAGGAGCGTCCGACTTCGGCGGCGCTGTATCCTTCCTCGGGCTCACCTTGATGTTGACAGAACCCAGCTCAATGTCCTTTCCGAATCGGCGTCCCAGCGCGGCTTCGATGACTTCTTGTTCTTGAAGCGCTTTTCTTTCTTCTGGGGTAGGCTCGTAACCTTCAGGACGATCTTGCCCGCGAGCTTTGGGCAGAAGCACCATGTCAGATTCAGGCTTGAACTCAGGCTCAGGTTCCGGTTCCGGTTCCAGCGTGGTGGCGGCTTGCCGCTGCGCCTCCTGCGCGTCAACCGCACGTTTCTGAGACCCGCGAATCTCATCTTCGTCTGCGAGGAACCCAAACTCGTCGTCGACAGGCGCGTCGTCGTCGACAGGCGCGTCGTCGTCAGGGTCTGCGCCCGGTCGGAAGAAGTCAGGATCCACAGGCGCGCCGGGCGCGTCTTGCGCCGACTTGTAATCCTTCAAGGCGCCCTGCGCGCGCTCAGTAGCTTCTTCAAGCGCCCGACTGTTTTCAGGTGACGGGTCCTCGGCGTACGCTTCTTCAGCCGCCTTGAAGTCCATACGAGCCAGCTCAAGCGCCTCAAGCGGCGTCGTAGCTTCCGTCGGCTTAGCGGTTCCCCGTGCTTGGACAGCGCGCGCCGCCTGGTAATCAGCTTCCCGAGCCTGAAGCGCCTCGCGCGCTTCCTCGAGCCGCGCTTGATTCTCTGGCGAGTCATCCGCAGCAAACGCCGTTTCGGCGTCCTCCAGATTCTTGCGCGCCTGATCCCTCGCCTCACGCGCAGCCGGAGCTTCGGGCACAGGACCCTCGCCACGGACTTCTTCTGCGCGTTCGGCAGCGCGAGCCTGCTCGTAGTCGGTCGGGGGTTCGCCCGCCGGGGGAACAGGCACGACCGTACCGTCTTCAAGCGTGACCGTGTCTTCGACGTCCGGCGTCTCCCGCGCCACATCGCCCCGACGCTCGTCCAAGAGCGCTTCTTCGCGCTTCTGCTCTTCGACCTCTTCAGCCAGGCGCTTCTTCTCTCGCGGCCCCCGAGGCTTCATCTCGGGTTCCGTGAGTTCGACAGCACGGTCGACGACGTTGAGCCGCTTCTCCGGTTCAGGATCGCCGCGCTCGACAACACGTTGGGTGCGTCGCTCCTGGTAGCCGCCGAGCACCGCGTTCATGCCCTCAGCCGGCGTCGTGTCGCTCTTGTAGCTGACACGGTTCGACGAGTAGATCTGATCCGCTTCGATGACGTGAGTGCCCAACCCGTCGCGAATGACGATAGAGCCCGGCGGATGCGTGGCGTGCCGCTTGACGCGCTCACCTTCAATCAGCATGAGCTGAGGCGGTTCGTCGGTGTACTGGACCGCGCCTTGAAGCGAATCCGTGAACTGCTTTTGAACCTCGGCGGCTCGCTCATCGGCGACGACTTCAAACGACAACCTCTCGCCGCTCGCTTCAACCGCCTCAAGCTTTGCAGGAGTGAGGTACCCCGCAGGCTCGCCCTCTTCATTGAGAAACACCACCGGATCAGGCGGACTACCCCCCTCCGCCAAAAGCGTGGTCGCTTCACTGATAAGCTCAGCGTCCTCTTCGGAGTCAAGCTTACGGACACCTGTGATCTCGACTGAGTCTCCGTCCTCCACCACTTCGAGTTGGTACAGACCACCTTGGTTGTCAACAGCCAAGGCTTTGCTACGCGGGATAAAACTGATACCCGGTTGCGGCTGAAGCCGAGCCATGTACTCCGACGTCACATACTTACGCGTGCCGTCAGCACGATCGATGTATGCGTACCGTCCGTCGGCCAGACGGTGCTTCTCGATGACCGCGGGGTCGGTGATCTCAACCTGGAAGAGCTCCCCCGTCCCCTTGTTGACCCCGCCGAGACCGCCGTAGAAGTTGGGGTCACCAAACTTGTACTGCTTGTGGTACTTGATGAGCGCCATGTTGTCTGCGGCGCCCGGCGAGTAGCTGATGAGCATGCCGTCGGCGTCAAACTCCGCCTGACCAAGACCGGTCGGGAACCCGTTATCCGCTGCCCACTCGCGGAACTCAGGGTTCATGATCGCGCGGGCGACGTCCGCGTCTTCTTCCTTGTTTGGGTAAGCAAGCGCGCGAAGCTGCTCCCAGGTGTCGACGGTTTCGCGGAACTGACGGTCCTGCTGCTCCAACTCGGCCAAGCGGTTCTGCGCTTCTTCCGGCGAAGTGATTCCCAGAATCTGCTCGTACTGAGAATCGAGCTCTCGCACGGCGGCGAGCGCTTGGTCCTTTAGCTCCCCAAGATCTTCTTCGTTGGAAATCGCCATCGCACTTGCGACGCCGAGGGCCTGTTTCTCGGCAATCTCCAGGCTCGTCATCGTGGTGTCGAACGCTTTCTGGGCACGATACGCATCCGCGCCGAGTTGGTTGATGCGGTCTATCGTCGCATCGGCAAGCTTCTCTTCTGCCTTCGCGGAGTACGTGACTTTACCCGTCTCTTGATCCCAGGAGATCTCGCCGCCACCCAGCTCCGTGACAGCCAGAGCGAAGACTGTTGGCAACTCAGCGTCGGTGTAGCGCAGCGTACCGTCGGCGTTGCTCAGCGTCCCTATGTACGTAGCCCATTCGGCAGCAAGGTCACCTTTGCCCTCGACTTGAGCGTTTCGGACCGCCTGGCTACCTCGAGTTGTCGCACCATCAACGACCCGAGACATCGCTTGCTGACGCGACTTGATGACCTCGGTCATGTGGTTGAGTGCGTCGCCCTTGCTCTCGACGTTGTAGCCCTCAAGCTGCGCGATGTAATCACGCGTGTCCGCCGCCCACTCCAGATGCGACCGCATCCGCTCCATCTCGAGCTTGTTCTGCTCGGCGTTGTAGCCCTGCTGGTAGTCGAGAAGCGTCTTCGACAGATTGTCGAGTTCTTTGATGTACTCGAGGTTGTCGGTCGGCGCGTCGGGATCGTCGGGGTAACCGATAGCCCAAAGCTCGAAACTGCTGTAGCTCATGCCAATCTCTCGTTAACCACGGCGGCACCACCACTTCGAGTAGATTCTGGTACAAGCTCTCGATACTTCGTCGTACCTGCCATGACACCCGCCGCGAGCCCACCATCCTGCGCTGTACCTTTACGCTCGTGGTAGACGCGATCACGCGCGGCAGACACACGAGCTCGAGCAATGTCACGCTCGGAAACTTCTGCCTGACGTGCCTGCTGCTCGACGCCCAACCGAGCCTGTGCCATGGCATCTGCCCGAGCCTTCGCCAGGCGCCCGGCAGCTGCCGCCTGCAAACCCGAACGTCCGTAGCCGCCCATCGCTGCGGCAGAACGCTTGAGATCGACGTCCAATTCCGCCGTACCCTCGCGAATTGCTCGGGACGCCTCGTTGAGCATGAGGCGCTTCTCCGCCTCACCTGGACCAAAGCCGCCCTGTTGAAGCTTCTTGATGTCCTCTTTGAGAAGCTTACGCTCAGCGCGCCCGTAGGGACTCAAGGCTGCCGCGTAATGCGGGCCCTTCTTGGACGTCTGAGAAACAGCCGCAGTTCCCGCGCCCTTCGCGATCGCAGATTTCGCGGCAGCTCCAATCAGAGCAGTTGCAGCCATGGCGAACTATACCTCTACTACAGGAAGGGAACGACCCGAACAGTCCCTGAGCCGAAGCTGCAGCGTTGCCGGATGTCGTGGGAGTAAGTCTCGTAACCGCCCTTACCACTAAACGGCGAGGCCGATGTATCACCCCGCTGCCGCCATAGGTTGCGCGAGATGTCTACCGGCTCCATGTACAGCATCAGCTGAACATCGTGCCAGCCAACAGCCAGGTTCGTCGCCATGTGGTGCAAGTCCCACGTCATGACCGACTGCGCCACGTAATCATGCGCGTCGAACGCGCTGTAGCTGCTTTGCGGCGTGTTGGTGTACGCTGCAGTGACCGGTACAGCGCGCTTCGTATGGTTGAGCAAAGCGCCGTTGTACGCCAGACATACAGCCATGTCAGGACGTACAAGCGTGCTCAACGTATCGGGGTCGTCAGTAGTCCAATAGTTGACGTGCCAAGGGCTGAGAAAGAACTGAATCTGCAAGATCGCTGCGCTCGCGGCGAAGTGCTGATACCACCGCTGCCCAAACCCAGGCACAGGCACCCACTCAGAAATTGGCGCAGACGTAATCGCGCCACCCAAGCTTTCTGCCCGGTCAAACGCGCCTTGGTTGCAGTCGATCTTCTCGGTAACGCTCTCGCCACGAGCACGATGTACCGACTCAGGCGTCAAATGGTCCGTGTCGATGGTGAAGCCTGCTTCAAGGTTCACCGACTCCAGATGACCATTCGGCTCCGACATGATGCCGATGCCGGGATTCGCCGTGTAGATGTTCTGGTTGTGGCCTGCGGTGTCGAGCTTCAACCCGTCAGGGTAGAACTCCGCGGCGTTGACAGTACCCATTAGGTCTTCTCGAGATGAAGGACGGAAATGTTGGCTCGCCGAGTGGACATTTGAATGTAGGCGCTACCCATCTGGGTGTAGTGCAAGCCGTTCGGGTCGAGATGTGGCGCCGACATGGTTGAGCCCATCACCTTGATGTAGTCCACGTTCCCGATGGCGTGACCTGAGTCACCAAACTCGATTACGGCGAGAAGCGAGACATCGAGGTTCTGCGAATCGATCAACGGACGCGTAGGCTTATCGCCTACACCGCTGCCGTTGTTCCAGTCGTAAAGAATACGAGTGACGCCGTCGTTCACCATGTTGTAGTGCTGGATGTAGCACTCACTCGCAGGAACCACTTCAGGGTCCTGACCGCTGCGCTTCAGTATGAAACACAACGCGCCGTAGATCGCCGCGTGCTGCAGCGGGTGCGGTCTTGGCGGATCGTAGAGCTCAAGATGGCGCACCTGAACGTTTGCATGAACGATGAGGTAGCAGCCCTTACTGATGGTCAGGGAAGAGACTCCCAGCTCATTGGAGCCTGCGTGAACAGGATACCAACCAACAGACCCGTGCGACGAGGTCGCGAGAGTCGCCGTCTCAAAACCGGGGTAGTAGCTTGAAATCGTGTTCGTCGAAGCCGGCGCGAGTGCCGTCTGCGCTGTCCCAGAGCCGACCTTACTGGTCAAGTGATAGTGATCACAAGACCCGCGCGCCAAAGCGCCGCTGCGCACGTTGTTCAGCTTCTGCCGGATGCGGTCAACGCGATCCGTCCCCAAAGTCTGCTGGCTGATCGTGTCCTCAGGCTCAAAAGCTTCGACGTTCACTTCGTCGAACGCAACAGCACTTGCAGCAACAACGGGAAGCTCTATCGCCATCAACTGACGATTCGTCAGTCCAATCTGGTTGAACTGAGTCCCAAGACGTCGGCAAAGGACGCGGACCGTCGTTGATCCCGCGGGCACAGGAACCATCGCCCCAAAACGCACCGACCAAATACCGGGGCCTTGCGCCGAACAACCACGTACGACTTCTACTCGAGGTCCTGGACGATTGTCCTTGTTGGGTTCAGTCTTCGTCGGGTTGGGGAGCTCCCCGCGAACTGCGTTGTCGTACGGGTCCGGCATGCCGGTGACCGTGCCCTCGATCAGTGCGCCGTTCACCGCCAACGCAAGCTGCACATTCCCTGGTATCGAACCGTCAATGATCTGAACACGCGCAACAACCCACAAGACACTGGTCCCCGTGGTGATGTCGAGCTGCACATCAGAAACGACAGACCACCCAGAACCAACAGGAACCAGATGATCGTTACCCCCTGTCGTGACAGAGGGGTCCGTATACGCCGTGTGGACTCCAAAGCCTGAGTCCTCCGACCGAACCGCGTAATGAACCTTGTAGTAGGCGTTCGCCTCTACCGCCGGAGCCAGACCCGCAGCCAAGTTGTGCTGGTTGATGCGCCCGCCATAGTTCTCGACGACCGGCTGAACATCGTCGTTGATCTCAACAGGGTCGAGAACGTCTTGGTCGCGCAGACGGCGCTTCGGGAAGATGTACGACATGCTGCGCTGGAGCGTAGCACGAAGAGACATCTGTTGACAGGGCTGACGACGCTCGAGTAGAGTAACGCCAAAGAATCTGCTGAAGCAGGGGCGGGTAGGTGCGCCTGGTATACGCCGGTCAGTCGTTGTACTTCGGGATTCTGCCCAGGGTGTTGCCGCGGGTCGCAATGCTGATGTCGAACGCGAACGCTGCCAACTCGATGCGCGTCGGGTAGCTCGCTCGGATCTCGAACGCCCAGGTACGGCAGTCCTCCATGCCGACCGGGATCTGGCGCCAGAAGAGGCGCGGATCATGCACCTTGGCGGTACCTACGACCGCTTCGCCTGCGATGTCCGCGGGAAGCTTGCTTCCGTCGTCAACCCCGATGAGCTTCAACTCGACCGAGTCATGCGCCGCAGCCCAGTTCCCGTTGCGGTAGAAGGTCACCGTCGCTGTCCCGTTCCATCGGTCCAGCAAGCCCACATACATGGTGCGGACGTGCATCGGTGTGAGGCCCAAGTCGTCCGCCCGCAACCAGCCGCTCTTGTAGACCACGTCTCGGGCAGGCGGATCGGAGTCGGTCTCGTGGTCGAGGACGAAGACGTCCGTACGCTGACGTTCCGCCACCGTCACGTTGACCGTGGGGTTCTGATCGTCGGGCTGGTTCAGCGGCAACTCAGCCTCTACCAGGCCCGGCGGGTAGCCGATGCAAAGTTGGTACTGACGCCAGTCCATCGTGGTGCAGATGTCAGCTACATGCAGGCCGAGCTCGAGGCGGCGCCACCCCTCGCCGTCGTAGGTGATGCCCAGGGTGTTGTGATTGCTGCCGCTTGGCGCGATGAAGCACCGGTACTCGCCGCTTGTCGGGTCGACTGCGGAACACGCCGTCATCAACATGCTGCGGTTCAGGAAGTGACGCACCGTACGGTCGATGCTTGTGCTGATCGCTTGAGGCGCTCCGAAGCCAACACCGCCTGTCGGCGTACTGATGGGGCGCAGCGAGTAGAACCCTCGACGCCCCAACCAGATCAACGTACCGTCGTGCATCGCGGCGAGCGACCTTGGAGCGACGCAGCCGATGCCCTCTGCGAGCTTTACCGGGAACGTGAAATCGGTGATGTCGAAAACGCTGTCCGCCGTAAACGCCAGCAACCTTCCGCCATGAGAGGTGAGGGCGGTCACCTCGGCGCCGCCTGCGTCGGGGTAGATGTAGTCTATCTCGTCGAATTGACCCAAGAAACCTGGGACTGAGCGCCGGACAATGCCCGGATCCTCGAGCGTGTTGCCGATGATCAAGCTTCCCTGGAAAGTACACATGACCCGAAAGATTGGAACGGGCACGCCCATGCGCAGAACCGCGCCGAGCTCTCCATCTGCCTTGTTGTCCGGGATGAGCTGTGCGCGATTGGGATACCGCCCAACAAACCGCAGGTCCGTCGACTGATGGTTGATGTCCGCGGTTCGATAGATGTGAACCGCAACGGCGTGATCAGGCAGATCGTCGTAGTCGAACGTGACGTAGAACTGCTTCGTCAAGTCGTCCGCTTCACTGTCTGCGAACTCGTTCGATGCACCAGAAAACACCCCCTTTGTGATCTTCGTCCCGTCAGGAAACTCCGCTTTTGACGTCGACAAGAAGACGGAGTTCGACCGCCCGCTGGGGGCGCTGAGGTTTCCGTGAACGTCCTCGAGGAGCATCACGTACTCGTAGGCGCTGTTCAGCAGAACCGGATCGGTGTCCGAGTAGAACTCTCCGACCGTGCCCACGCGACCGGGCCACGAGTACCCGTCTTGATTCGGCCACTGGTCTCGCTCGTGTCCGTTCTGCGGACCATACGCTTGCGGCGCTCCTGGTCGCGTTGCGAACCCAAGAGGCACCACCATGCCATCCCACGTGATGACCCGCGCCTGGTCGATACCGTTCGACCAAACGATCTTGTCGTTCATGACGACAACCTGGTCAGGGTACCGAGGCCGACCCTCGCTGGTCAGGCCAGTCTCGAGCGTCTCCCAGGCGCGCTCCCAGCCGGCGTGCCGATACAAGACACCGCCGGAACGCACCAACAGAAAGTCGACCATGCCGCCTTGCAGCGTGGTGTGGAAGACCAAGTGCGGTCGGTTGGTCTTCCCGAGAGTCGCAGAGTAGCCCGCCGGAACAACCAGCTGACGGTCGGGCTCGTAAACGCAGGGGCCGGTAACGCCGGCAATCGTGCCTTCTTGCGTTCGCCCGAAGTTACGCACCTCCCACGCAAGCTCAGTAGGTGCGTACTTCTTCTGCGCCTCACCGACAGCGATGATGTACGTGGGCGTCGACTGATTCGCGGGACCGGCCATGGGGAAGTCTACCCCGTTCTGCTACGCCGGGGGCGACGGCAACTGACTCGCCACCTTCTTACGGCGGGTCACCTTCCTCGCCTCAGGCGGCTTGGGCGCCTCGTGCTCTTCCGCCGGACCGACCCAGCGAGCGCGCTCGTTGTTCCACAACCAGTTCGCCGGAACCCAGTCGTGCTTCCCTCGGGCGTCAGCGCCGCCGTGGATGAAGTCGCGTCCGTTCGAGGCGGAGACCGTACCCTGCCAGTCGAAGCAAGGCTCCGAGCTGACCACGGGCATGCCGTCTTGGCCCAGGTACTTCTCGTTCACGACCACCGCGATGATCTGCGTGAACTCGATGATGCTCTGGCCCTTACGCTGGCTGTAGCGCTTGACGAGCTCGCCCGGCATCATCAGGGGGATGCGGGTCATGCCGCGGGGGTCGTCCCAGTCGTTGATCTTCATGAACTGTCCTTAATGGTCAGGACATGTAACCACCACTTTGCGGAAGCGTCAAGAACTGGAGTAGCGTCCTGCGCGTTCTCGCGTGAACCCGCCAGCGATGGATCGAGGCACAACCTGGCCGCCGGGAGAAGCGCACCGCTGACGGAACAACTTCACTTGGCGCTCGAAGCGCTGCATGTGAATCGCCGCACCTTCCTGGTCGGCACCATCGTGCAGGCAGACGTAGTGCAGGATCAACTCGTAGAAAGCACTCAGCACTTCCCGGCGAATCGGCGCCGTGTCTTGCGGCGCCACCAAAGCCTCCGGCGCCCGCAGGCACTCGATGTCCAGGACATACGCCTGGTCCTGATGCGGGTAGACTCGATAGCCCATGTAGCCGGTGCTGTACTTCAGTCGACGGTTGTAGTCGGGTGTCGTTGCGCCAGTCCAGTTGTACCCCTGAGTCGGTCCCGTCTCGGCAAGGAAGTAGTAGACGCCTGCCCGGTCGACACGAGCAAAAGCTGCGTCACCCGGCGACCCAAGATCCACCGTCTCTCGCGCGACGTACCAGCGAATCCGGTACCCGCTGTGCGTCTCCTTGGTCTCGCCTGACACGTCGAAGCCCAGCATGGCGTCAACGTTCGTCGCGAGCATGAGGATCGACGAGTCCGCACCAGGGTTGATGATGCCCTGCTCACCCGGGGCGAACGAAACCTCAGGCGACGGCGCCGACTCCCAGATGGGGTCGGGAACATCTCCCCGGCTATGCTGATGGTCTACCGACCGCCGACCACGAACGATGGTGTAGCAGATCTTGAACTCGCCGTGGCGCTCAGGACCGACCCAAGTGTTCCGGGGACCGTTGACCACCAACGGCGCCAGCTGAGGCGCCTGAAGCTGGTAGTGATGTCCCGGGTAGACCTCCGACGGCGGACCGTTGGTCTGGCCTCGACGGTCAATGTAGAAACCCCGCTGAGCCGTACCCAACGAGATGGGGAGCAGACGCGTGCGGTTGTCATCGAAGAGGCGCAGCTCCAGCATCTGCATGACATCGGAGGACATGAAGAACTGCGGCTGATAGATTCGGAAGTCCATCAGCGTATCCGTGGTGTTGTGCCAGGGACGGTCGAGGGTGACGTAGTAGTCCGAGCCGTCTTGGAAGAACTCCATGGACTGTCGGCGGGACCAGTTCGTCCCTCCGTCCGCGGTCACCTCGAGGTGCATCACCCCATTCCACGTACCGTCAATGACGGGCACCCAAGAACTGAGCGACGCGCCAGTGTCCGTAGTGAACTTCAGAACCAGCTCGTCCGAAGTAGCGTTCAGACGCGCAGCGACATCTGTGTTTGAGCCCACCACATCGGCCAGAAGGTCGATGTGCTCGATGGAGGGCACAAGCGCTTCAGGCACTTCACCCGCAAGACGATCGAGCGCCATGTTGATGGAATCACGCACACGCTCGGTCTGCTTCGTCGAAGGGCTCGACCAGGCACGCAGGTTGAAGATGCGCGATTCAATGGCGGAAAGGGAGACGTCCATATCTGAATTGTAGCCTCAAACGAAAGAAGGGCCCAGCCGAAGCGGGGCCCTTCAGAACGGTACGTCGCCGTATCAGCCGGGGAAATGCACCATAGCCTGGGCATAGCCCGCCGTGGTAGCGCCTTCGGCCTCGAGAGCGTAGCCGACAACCGCCGTGTTGGCGCCCGCAGCGATGGTGTCAACCTCGCCAGCGGTGTTGTTGCCGTCGGAGGCGAGAAGGTCCGCCGCCGCAACGCCGGTTTCCGCTTCCACAACACACGCGCCGGACTTGATGATCCAACCGTAGCTGCCCGACGCAATCGCGTGGTCGGCGATACCGACCAAGTTGGGCCACACGTTGGTCTCCGACGCAGCGTCCTCGGCGACGACGAAGGGCGTCGTCAGGGCGTTGCGCTTGCAGAGCGACCCCGCCGCAATCGCGGCAGCAGCCTGGACGAAGATCCACACGCGATCACCGTCGAGAAGCGAGTAGGTCGCCGAGGTGTCAACCCCGGAGTTGCCCACACGAACCTCAGTCGCGAGCTCCAGCCGGGTAGCTCCCAGCGGGTACGCCTCGTGCTCGTAGGTGTCGCTGAAGGGGGAAGTGCTGACCTGGTTTCCAGCCATGTTGGCCTCCTATCAGACCGCGCCGCCGGCAATGCAGCCGAGCGCGGGGAAGTTGGTGATGACAGTGTTGAACTGGGTCGAGAACTTCGCGGTAACCACGTCCTGGTCGCCGACCCGCTCCTTGAACTTGTCCAGGGTGGGCTTGGCCTGCAAGCACAGCTGGATGTGGTCCGTGTTGAACAGGTAGCCAACGCCCGTGCTGGTGCTGACGGTGGCGCCAGTACCGGTAGCGGAGAAGTTGGTGTCGCTGCGGTCCAGGTCGATGCTGCTCAACACCTTGGCCATGCCGAGGTCCAGGGCGAGCATGTTGGACTTCTCCGTCTTGTCCTCGACGAGACTCAGGCGGACGCTGGCCAGCCGGTCGTTGTCGAAGTTGGTGAAGGAGTCGTCGTCCATGATGACGAGGTCGGGACCCTTGTTCATACCGCTGTGGTGCGCGCACTTGCGGTACTGCTTGCGGTAGGTCTCCATGCCGTCCGTACCCCAGGCGGTGATCTCACCGTACTGGTTGTAGTGGAAGTAGCTGGAGCTCTTGGCCACGTTCTGCACCGTCTCGTTCTGCGAGGCGATGGGCTCGAAGTCGAGCAGACCGTTGGCAACGCCGGTACCGACGCCCGTGGTGATGTGCCCGTTGAAGGTGGTCAGACCGAGCAGCTCGGCAGTCTGGAAGACCAGGCCGCGAGAGGAACCGGTGAGCAGGTAGGAGTTGATGTCGCCGGAGGCGGCCTCAAGCGTGGTCTTCGGGTACTCCTCGAGGAGACGCACAACAGCCCGCTGACCGGAGTTCATCTGCAACTCCTTGTTCGGGATGTTGATCGCGATGACCAGTCGGTGGGGCTCGACCTGGTAACGACGGATTTCCTGACGACGCTGCATGTTCAGCAGCTCGTCTCCGACGAAGACGCCGACGCCGCGGGCAGGAGCTCCGCCAGCGAAGGTCCGCTCGAAGAAGGTCCCGCCGTCGATCGGCATCTTGGACTTCTTCTGCAGCATCATCCAGAGCTCGCTGCTCCGCATGAAACTGTTGACCAGCGGACCACGAAGGTCGGCGAACGTGGTGTTCAGAACTTCAGTGGTGATGGACATGTGTGGATCCTCTTGGCCGCGAGACGCACAGGCAGACTCGCAGCCCTTCAGGGGTGCGTGATTGAAAGCAGCAAATTGCTCTCGCCTGCCTGTGTGCGGTTCAACGAGGGGTCTCTTTCGAGCTGCCCAACCTACAGGTGCGTGCTGAGCATCACCTGCGAGATCCTTAACGTCAAGACATTTCGTGAAGAAAGTTGACCGTCTCGCAACGAATGCAGACCGAAAGAGATAGACTGCCCTCGTGACGATCGCGACCCAACCGACCGATAAGCCGCGCCCAGAGGGCTTTCGCGGCGCCGTTTTTGCCGAACACGAGAAGATCGACCGTCGCTTGGTCGAAGCAGTCTTCAGCCGGCCCGACGCGTTTGTGAGCCTGTGTACCATCGTTCGCGAGAACGAGTCGACCGGCTTCCTGGACCCCACTCTTACGCAGCGGAAGGTGCTCGAAGCCTTCGACAACAACCGCTGGGTAATGGTCAACAAGTACCGCCAGGCCAAGATCAGTACCTTGAGCGTGCTGCACGTCCTGCTGCGGGACTGCATGTACCTGGCCGGCGTGAAAGGGCTGCTCATCGCTGAGCGACACGACACCGCAGAAGACATCTTCGACCGCATCGTCTTCGCCTACAACAACCTGCCAGAACCACTGAAGATGCCCCTGGCACCAGGCCGAAAGGTTGGCGCCACACAGCTGCACTTCGCTCACGGCGGCAACATCAAGATTCTGACCGCAGGAGGTCGCGCACCTTCCGTCGGTCGCTCGCCTGACCGATTGGTCATCACCGAATGGGGTGAAGCAGACTGGCAGGAAAAGGCTGCCATCAACATCTTCCCGTCGATCAACAAGCGCCCGAACGCGCGCGTTGTCGTCGAGTCCACGCCGGGTCGAGCCGGCTCGCACCACTACACGATGTGGGAGAGCGCGCTGGAGGGACGCAGCCGATTCCACCCGGTCTTCCTCGAGTGGTGGCGCGACGACACCTGCGCGAGCCCCACGCACAACTTCAAGCCCACCCCGACAGAGCTCGAGTACCTGGCCCGCCACGAGGGCATGACGAACGACAACCTGGCCTTCAGGCGGATGGCGATCAACACGGAGTTCGTCGGAGACCAGCGGCTGTTCGGCGCCAAGTACCCCAGCGACCCCTACGACGGTTGGCTCGGCAGCATGGCGCCCGTCATTCCGAAGGACGTACTCGACGACTTGCTTCGGACGGGAATCAACCCGCCGCCTATCTCTCCCTCGGGCTGTCACGAGCTCAGCCCGCCCGACGATCGAACGGTCTACCTCATCACCGCAGACCCTGCGGGATACGGCGCCGCAGGAGACCCCAGCGCGCTGATTGTCTGGGACACACGAACCTTCAAGGACGTCGCCTTCTGGCAAGGACGAGAACCGCCCGACCGATTCGCTCAACGACTGCAACGCGTACAAGAGCGCTACTCGGGCTCGGCAGGACTGGCTCGCCTGGCTGTCGAGTCCAACGCTCAAGCCACCATCGCCATCCTTCGAGACATGCGCGCGAAGGGACTCATTTGGACCGACCGCAATCATCCCGGCTGGTACGCCACGATGAAGCGGCTGCAGAAGGCAGAAGCACGTCTGGTGCAGCTGCTGCGTCAGCGTGATCTTGAGATCCGATGCAAGCCTGTGCTGCATGAGCTGCTGCACTACGACGGCAGCGACCGGAACAAAAGACGGGACGGACACCACTTCGACCTGAGCCGTTGTGTCATCATCGCTGCCGACTTGCTCGCTCGACGAGCGTTCGTTCCTCAAGATAGAAGCAGTCAACAGCAAACCCGTACACCCGGTATGCTGACCGTCGCTGACCTGGACAAGGTAGACAGTTTGGAGCGCGACAAGTTCGAGAGCCCCTTCAAGTCCCCGCCGCAGTGGTAGTTGACGAAACAGGGTTCAACGGGCATACTGGAGCCGTAGGGTAAAATTGCCCGAGGTACGTGGAGAGTACATGTCTGCCGTGGTTGCAAATGCCCCGAAGCCCATCGGCCCGAGCGCCGACCAGCTGAAGCGCCTCATCGAGGCGAGCAAGGGCTCCTTCGACCTCGAGGAGCGCAGCGACTTCGAGCGTGCCCGTCGGTACTACCGAGGCGACTTCTTCAAGGGCATGAAGGACGTCGCGACGGACTCGACGCCGATGATGCTCTGCAGCAAGAACATCATCTACGCCATCGCAGACAGTGCCATCAGCGGGCTGTTGGGTCCCAACCCCCAGGTGGCTGCCGTGCCTCGGTCGCAGGCGGCTGCTGACAAACTTCCCGAAGCCAACGGTCTGCTCGAGTACGTCTTCGACGCCAACCGCATGCGCCGTCGCGCTTCCATCGCCCTCACCGACGCCGTCCTGTGCAAGCGCGGCATCTTCAAGACGACCTGGGATCCCATTAAGGACATCCCCAAGATCAGCGTTGTCGACCCGGGGCGCCTGTTCTTCGACCTCTCCGTGCGTGATGTCGACGACATCCGCTACTGGCTCGAAGCCACGGTGATTCCTTTCGGCGAGTTCCAGGCGCGCGTCGCCAAGGGCTTGTACGACGCCGAGGCTGCGCGGTCGGTTCAGCCCAACAACTACCCGCGGTGGTTGGCGGACACGGGTCAGCTCGACGAGCAGCTGAAGACGATGAACACCACCAAGTGGGTCACCGTCTGGGAGTACTACGACCGGGTCGATCGTGCGGTCGTCCACTACGTCGACGGCGGCAACGTGGTGATGCGGGACAAGATGGTGTACTCGCCGTACAGCATGTTCTCGCTCAACCACAACGGCGTGGACTGCCGCGGACTCTCCGAGGTGCAGCTGGTTCTCGACCAACAGCGCACCATCAACGACCTTCTGTCCCACTGGAAGAAGATCACGTATCTGCAGATCCCGCGCATCCTGTTCAACGCCGGGCTGCTCACGAACGCTGAGCTGGACAAGGCGGTCAACGCCGCGACCGGTGCGTTCGTCCCCGTGAACTTGCAAGACCCCGAGGCGCTCCGTGCGCTTCGCGAAGTCTTCTTCCAGCTCCCGATGCCGGAGACTCCTGAGGGCGTCATCCAGTTCATCCAGCGCGAAGAAGACGACGCCGCCTTCATCAGCGCGCTGGCGGAGATGGCTCGAGGTCGCATGACGGGCGCGAAGACCGCTACCGAGGTCGCCGTCGTTGAAGCGCAGATGCGCAACCGCCTCTCTACGCGTGAGGGTCACTTCAACGGCGCGGTCGAAGACGTCGCCGGCAAGTGCTTCTTCCTGTGCCAGCAGTACATGCAGAAGGAGAAGATGATCCAGCTCGCCGGGGCGCAGACCTGGAACGCCGTGTCCCTGGACGGCATCTCCGACATCGAGGTGGACTTCAAGATGGTGGCGTACAACCCCATCAAGCAGAACCCCGCAGTCATGGCGGAGAGCATCATCCAGCTGGCGCCGCTGATGCTCGCGGACGAGAACGTCGACCGACGCGCCATCATGGAGAGCCTGGTCGAGGCGATGGGTCTGCCTCGCAAGACCATCAAGGACCTGACCGTGGTTGAGGAGGAGAAGGCTGCTGCCGAAGGCATGGCCCTCCAGGCATCTTTGGGCGGAGCAGCAGCTGCTATGCCCATGGGGCCCCCGGAAGAGATGCTCGCTGGGCCGCCAGCAGAGGGTGATGTTGTCCCCCTGCCTGAGGGACCGGCGGCGTTCCCAGGCGGGGGCGGGTCTCCTGGGAGAGACGTGGTCGAGTAGCTCGAGGACTACAGCGCCTTTCCGCCGTGCATCGGCTTGCGGTACTCGTTGTACGCGGTCTTGATCTCGATCACCGAACCGAGGTCAATCTGCAAGAACTCCGCCAGATCCATGCACCGGATGATGACGTCCGCGAGCTCAGACGCGATGCCTTGCGGCTTCCCGTTCTCGTCGATGAAAAACGCCGGCTGGTCTTCGCGCACAGACTCAGCAGCTTCCGCCCCTTCGCTGTGAATCAGCGCCAGCTTGGTGCAAACGATGAGCCGGCGGACATGATCAGCCAACGGCTCGTGAGCGGGGAAGTTGAGCGTCGCCTCAAGGAGCTCAAGGTCCTTGTCCCAGAAACCTTTGCTCTTCGCTGTTTGATGAATGCGGCGCTGCAGCCTGTGCATAGAACTCATTGGGGTCTTTACCTACGACATCATTGATGATTCGTCAATGCTGTAGTGACATTCATTGACAATTTAGCAACTGACGGCTA